TTGATCGTGCTCAGCGCTCCGCAGCCCGGAGGGTTGGGCTGCTGCGTGGCGCCCCACACGGTGTCAGCCGTGCTCAGCCCGGCGACGATCACCACCATGTTGGGCACCGCCGCCTTGATCTTGGGGTACGCCGCCTTCATCATGCGGGTGTACTTGCCCCGGTAGGCGTCGTCGGTACTGGCGGCGTTGGTCCAGAAGCCGGACAGATTGGCCTCGTTCCACGTCTCGACTGCTGTGACACCAAGGGACCACAGGTGCTTGCAGCACTCGGTGATGACGTCGGCCCACTCGCTGTCATTGGTGGGCTGGTTCTTGTCGTTGTAGGGCGTGCCCACCATGTGAGCCGGAAGCATGTAGAGGATGGGCAGCGGCTTGATACCACGCTTCAACGCCGCCAACACCCAGCGGTCGGTGTCGGCCCACTGGTAGGCGCCGCCCTTGGTCGGATACACCTGGCGGATGGGGTAGTCGCCCCGCCACCACCCGGCGCCCGATTCCTTGATCAGGTCGGCTTGCTGGTCGATGAAGGCCTGGGTCACACCCTGCACCTGTTCCAGCGGCATGGAGAACGCCCCGAAGCGTTGTCCGAGAGTCTGCGTGCCGGTGACAGGCGGCGGCTCGATGGGAGTAGGTGGGGTGACGGGAGCGGCAGCCAGCTTGTCGGCGTCGGCATTGATGGCCGCAGCAGCGGCATCCATGCTGGTGGCCTGCTGTCTGATCACGCCCGCCGAGGCACTGATGGCTGATGCCTGCTTGCGCAGGTCATCGATGACAGGTTGCAGGTCGCTCATGCAGCAGAACCGTAACACTCTGTCGCCAGCGATCTGTGTGAGGCCCAGGAGGGTGCCCGCTAGGAGCGCCCTCCTGGTCACCTTGTTCACCGGGGAACGGGCAGGTCCGTTGTCACATCGATCAGGCCGTAGACCTCACGCAGGGCCTGGCGCTGGCTCTGTTCCATGTGGCGCTGGACCCAGCCCATGGACCACCAGGCAGCCCGGCGCCATTGGTACTCGTCGTCCATCACCCGCACCCACCCGGCCATGTGGGCAGGGCTGGTGGTCAGGTACTCGATGCCCTCGGCCTTGACGGCGGGAATGTCCCGGCAGATGACGGGCAGGCCTCGTACCGCCGCCTCGTAGACCGTGACGGGGTTGCCTTCCCAGGCCGCTGTGTGGACGTAGACGTGGGCGTAGCTCAGCCACGCCAGCGCCTCGTCTCGTTCCAGCCAGCCGGTGATGATCACGCCCGCCTCGTCCAGCGCCGCCATGTACTCGGCAGCCTTGGCGTCGTCATCGTTGGCGCCACCGATCCACACCCACGGCCGGGGCCGGTGCATGTAGTAGCTCGCCGCCTCTGCGAAGTACAGCGGGTCCTTCTGAGCGCAGACCCGGCCCATGGTGACCACGGCGCCCTTGATCATGCGTACGGCCCGCCCGGATTCCACGGTCGCACCGTGACGTCCGGGTACGGCTCGCCGTTGTTGGCCCGGCGCAGTAGCTCGGCCACGAACTCGTCGTGTGTCCAGTCGGCGTCCTCGGGATTGAGGATGATCACCGTGTGCGACCGGGGGTCACGATGGTGCAGCGTGCCGTACTTCTCGGCGTAACGGTCGAAGGCTCGACTCCGGGCGTCCCGGAGTCTCTGTCGGAGAGTCACTGTCCTGTCCCGCCTTTCAGGGGTGGTGCTTTGTACAGGTTCGGAAACGATGCTAGCATGCCCGGCCACCTGGGCACAGGCATGAGAGCAGGGCCTTGCGGCCCTGCTCTTGTGCGTGCTCAGGAGGCCTTGGCAGCCTTCTGCTGCTCGATGCTGGCGAGCATCTGCTGCATGAGTTCGGGGCCGGTGGCGACGGGTTCCTCGCTCACGATGACCGGATGGCCCTCGGCCTTGCTGTCCACGTAGGACTGGATGGCTCGGGCCGTGCTGTCGGTGAGGACCGGCGTGCCCTTGCCCATGGCCTTGATGAACGTGCAGGCCATGGTGACCTCGTCCATGGTGGCGACGCCGTCCGGCATGGGGAGCGGGGTGCGGATGCAGTCGGCGGTGATCACGAAGCGCATGAAGCCGTCGCTGGTGAGCAAGGCGTAGCGGGCCGGGCCACGCAGAGCCACGTTCACCAGGGCGGCGACCTTCTCCCGCTTCATGGCGGCGAAGAGCAGGGCCAGGGAGCGGTTGCCCCCCGGATCGACCTTGCCCTTGACCCGCTTGGGCCGGACTTGCAGCAGGCCATCGGTCAGGTACTCGCCCAGCTTGGTGACGGGCACGAAGCCCTCGATGGTGGCGAGGCCCCGGTCGGTCGTGACGGCGGCAATCTCGTCGTCGTCCAGGAGGACGAACACGCCGCTGGTGGCCTCAGCCATCTTGACGACGTCGGCCCGATCGACCACGGTGCCGTCCACCTTGTCGATGGACACCCGGCCCACCGGATGGTCGGTGCCGACCACGAACTCTTTGCGGGCCACGCTGACCGACTCGGTGCCGGTGTAGACGGAGCAGGGAATGTTGATCATGCCCCACGAGAGCGTGATGCTGTTGGTGGAGCGGTTCGGTTGGGGTGCCAGGGTTTGCATGGGAGAATCGTACCTCATTCTTAGGCCTCGGTATGTAGGCCAAACGGACTGTTGTGAGAACTGTTGTGACAGTTGAACCTCCCCCCTATTGGGGGGAGGTTCGTGCTGCTAGAACGGGCTATCCGGGTCCAGCACGCCGTCACCGGAGCCGGTGAGGGGGTGAGCGTGGTCGATGGCGTTCTGCAACAGCGTCTTGAAGCTGCGGCTCTCGATGATTTCGTCCACCACCAGGCGCTCGTCGCTGGTGAACATGCTGGTCAGGACGAACAGGGCCATATCCACGCCATCGCTCACACAGTCATCGGCCAGCCGCATGAGGGCGCTGGTGCCGACCGGGGTACGGACGTGGCCGGTGGCTCGGGCCTGGCGCAGGGCATCGCCCAGGGTGCGCACGGCATCGTTGGGGATCAGGGACCGCTCGACCTTGTCGTCGTAGGTCCAGTCCAGGTGGCGGAAACGATTGGCGAAGGCCTCGTTGAGCGCCCCGGCGCCCCGGTAGTTGGGGTTCATGGTGCCGACGATCCACAGGTTGTCCGACAGGGTGACCGTCTCGGGCATGAAGCCGTCGCCGGGGACCTTGACGGCCTTGGCCCGGTTGGTGAACGTCCGGCGCCAGTCAGTCATGGGGTGGAGGCTCGACGTGACCCGCTCGGGCATCATGTTGACCTCGTCCAGGTAGAAGATGCCGCCGACTCGGGCAGCCAGGTCGGCCATGCCGGGGAGCCACACCAGGCGCTCGATGCCCGTCTCGGGATCGGTCCACGCCGTGGGTTGTCCGAACAGGTCGAAGTCAGTGATGCCGTTCGAGGCCGAGAGGGTGAACACCGGCACCGGCTTGCCGAGGCCCATGGCCTCACCGATATGGATGGCGAGGACGTTGACCAGCATCGTCTTGCCGCCCTGGGTGTCACCGACCAGCAGGACGTTCTCCCGCTTGGCCCAGCACTTCATCAGGTACTCGACGTCGGTGTCCCCGTTCGCCATCTTGCGGCTCACGTAGGTCTGCGCCAGGAGGGGGTTGGGACGCAGCGCATCCAGGCGCTCGTCATCGATCGTCAGAGGGCGAGCTTCCTCGCCGGTCACTGTCAGGGTGGAGGCCATCGGCCGCTTGCTCGCTTTCGGGTTTGGAGTTGCCATGTCAGGGGCTTTCTCGCTCTCAGGTACGAGGACACTGTATCAGGGCAGAGGGCCGTCACACCTTCATACTCGTGTGCAACTTGTCACAACGTTCTGAACACAAGTGACGTTGTGCCCGGTACGGTACCTGCTACACTACCTGTCATGAGCACCCCTGACCCCATAGCAGGCAAGTCCCTCCGGGACGTCAGGCGAGAGCAGGCCGCTGAGCGGCGCAAGCTGCGTGAGCAGCGGAGTCTCGCCATGGACCGCCGAGAGGCCCTGGACAAGCAGAAGCAGACCAAGGGCTTCATCTTGAAGCAGAACGCCGTGATCACCGGCCTCGTGCCCCGGATCAGCGGCGCCATCGACTCCTGGGCCGGGAAGCGTGTTCCCCTCTCTGTGGAGCATCCGGCCCGAGAGTTCTCTGCCTACACCGATTTCCGGTCGATCAACCTCTCCATTCCGGCCATCCGGGAGGATCAGGAGATGACGCTGGACTTCGCCGCCGACCTGCGAGGGCTGGCGTACCACGAGGCGGGCCACATCATCAAGACGGTCCCCTTCCTGAACATGCTGGACCACGTCATGCCCTGTGATGACAACGATTGGGCCAGGAACCAGCGGCGCCGGTCACTCGGCCAGTGGATCGCTGACCAGGACGAACTGCACCACGCCTGGAACATGCTCGAAGATCAGCGCATGGAGACGGCCATGGTGAGGGATTCCAAGAACCTCGGCCGCTACTACAACGTGATCGTGCTCACCCACGTCCTGAACGGCGACGTGTCGCCCAGGGCCTACCTCCTGCTCCACGGTCGCAAGCACGTGGACGAGGCCATTCGGGTGGCCGCTCGTGTCGCCATGGTCCAAGAGGTCGGTGAGGCTCAGGTCCGAGAGGTTGAGCGCCTGATCGACCGCTACATGGCGGCTGGCGACCTGGACACCATGTGGGAGTGCGTCGTGCGCTTCAACCGCCTGGCGGCAGGGTCCAACCTGGACGACATGGACGGCCATGGCGATGGCGAGGCGCTGGACGGCAAGGAAGAGGCCCAGCGTCTCGACCGCTCACAGGCGCCAGGCGTAGATGAGGGCGAGGACCAGGACGGCGAAGGCCAGGGTCAAGGGACGCCAGACGACGAGGATGGCGACGAGGATGCAGACGCCGATGAGGGTGACGACGAGGGCGACGACGAAGGTGACGGCCCAGCCGTTGCGGACCGTGGTGCCAAGGGCGAGATTGGCGACCTGGACCCGTTCGGCGGCGCCGCTGACGACTCGGTTGGCGAGGCCGTGTGGAACAAGGATTGGAACCGGGACACCCTACGTGAGGCCGTGCGCCGGGCGAAGGAAGAGCGGAACCAGGACCGCACGGTGGTCGGTGACGTCAGGGCGTTCAACGAGGCGCTGGCGAGGGCCAACGGCTCCCTGCCCATCAAGCGGGTGCCCACGGTCGGCCATCCCGACCCCCTGCTCACCGCCGAGGCCACCAAGCTGAACCGTGGCCTGCGCAACCTCATGGAAGAGGCTCGTGCGGAGCGGGCGCCGTCGTGGCAGGGCAACCAGCGCCAGGGCGTCGTGGACGTCATCCGCTACAAGACCCGTCAGCCGGGCGATATGGAGTTCTTCCGCCAGTATGCGGACGGGGGCGATATGCACCTGCCCAACATGGCGGTGTCCCTCGTGCTGGACGGGTCCGGCTCGATGCAGCCCTACAACGACGACCTGGCGACAGCGGCGTTCGGTGTGAAGAGTGCGTGCGACGTGGTGGGCATCCCCTGCACCGTCACCCTGTTCGACACGGCGCCCTACCTCCTGTGGGACAAGGATGACCGTCCCCTGGAAGTGCCCTACGACGTCATCCCCTGCGGTGGCACCGACCCCAAGTCCACGCTCGACCTGCTGGACGACCAGATGGCCGGGAAGGATCACCACCTGGTGATCATCATGACCGATGGCGCCTGGGGCGGGCGTTGGCACAGCAAGTACAGCCTGGGCGACTACATGGTGCCCCACCGGGACATGGTCATGTTCTTCTGGAACACCCCGATCAGCAGTGGCCCGAACGGCATGGAGCAGTGCTCCACCGTCCAGCAACTTGGCTCGCTGGGCGAGATTCCTCACTTCCTGCGCCGGTACATTCTCCGGGCGATGTGATAACATCGTCACAACACCATTGACATTGACAAAGGACCCCTGACCATGACCATCCGACAACCCGGAGACAACGGGTACGTCATCCGAGACGTAGCTCTCGGCGCTGGCTTCGAGGCCTACCGGGCCTACCAGGCCACCGGAGACAAGCGGGCTGCGGCCCAGGCCGGGATCAGCGGGGGAGGCACCATCATCGGTGGCTCCCTGCTGGGCCTGGTGGCCGTGTTCGGCTACGTCAGTGCGCTCGGCGGCTTCGTGAGCGGAGAGGGAGGCATGGGCGCTCTGTGCCTCCTGCTGGCCCTCTTCTGCACCTGGGCGGTCATCTACATGGTGATGGCCCACGGTCGCCGCATGAAGCGCTACATGGCGCCACAGCGCATCCCAGCGCCCCCCGGCAGGACCTCCACCGCCCTGGCACGCCAGGCTCAGCCCGCCACCAGCCAGTACACCTTCGACCTCACCACCGGCAGGTTCCACAAGAACTGGTGACGTTGTGTTCTCACAACGACCTGCTACACTGTCATCACAACCCCAACACCTAAGGAAGGCACACCCCAACCATGTCCACCGTCTTGAAGAGTTTCGACTGGACCTTCGTGTCCAGGAACAGCGCTACACCCCGCAGCCGCTCGTACCCCTGGTCCGAGTGGTTCGATGGCCGCATCCATGAGTTGCACCCGGGCGAGGACTTCGATGGTCCCGCTGTCTCACTGGAACGGGTCGTCCGCACGTCGGCCAACCGGCGTGGCTTGAAGGTCCGGGTCCGGATCACCGAGGACGGCTACGTCGTCGTGCAGAAGCATGAGGACCAGACCTCGGAGCGTGGCGTGACCAAGTCCCCCAGCCTGCGCTCGATCAAGGCGGCTCGGGAAGAGGCCAGTGTCAATGGCAATGGCTCGAAACCTGCCACCAAGCGGACCAGCGCCCCGGCCAAGCCGAAGCGGAAGATCGTCAAGGCGTGAGACAGGCGGGAAGGACCCGCACCCGAAGCCCCACAGATGCCCTGGTCAGATTCTTGACCAGGGCATCGACCATTGTTAGGGTCCTGAACCGTGACGGCGTGGGTTGGCGATCGCAAGCGGGAAGGGGCGCAGGCTCCCGCCGCCTGTGTCCTGGGACCCCGCAGCGGTCAGGGATTGTGGGGTTCCGCCACCCCGGTCCCGGTCCCCACGCCGTCACACTGTGTTGACAACAAGGTGTGACCGTTGTCACATCAGAGAGTGCCGTTATTGGGCCGTTTGGCCCATGACAGGTGCTGGGGGCGTGGTACACTTCATTCAGAACCTGAACACAAACCCCTGATACCGAGAAAGACACCCTGATGCTCACCGATCACCTTCCCTCCTGGCTCTCAGACTTCGTCACCGAGACGGCTGACGAGTTGCAGGTCCCGACCGATGCGGTCGCCCTTCTGTCGTTGGGCGCCGTGTCCTCAGCCATCAATGGCGGTGCCAACACCATGCCGGTCCCCGGCTGGAAGGAACCAGCCACGCTCTACACCCTGGCTCTCCTGGCCTCGGGCGAGGGCAAGTCCCCCGTCTACTCCCGTCTGCTCGACCCCGTCACCCGGGCCTTCACCGATGTGACGGGTGTGACGCAGGCCGCTGACGCCAAGTACCAGGCCATCCGGAACCGGGTCAACCGCAAGTACGTCAAGCGAGTCGAGGCCAAGGCGATGAACGAGGTCGCCAAGGGCAACATGACCATCGAAGAGGCCGTGGCCGAGGTTGCCGCTGCGGAGCGGGCCATGAGCCTGTCGGCCTCCCAGGCGGTCCCCCAGGTCGTCCTCACCGACGCCACGCCTGCGGCGCTCATCGATGCGTTGCAGGACAACAACGGCCGGGTGGTCATCGCCTCCCCGGAGGCCGAGGGTCTGCTCAACTTCCGGGGCGGGTCCAAGGAAGCCCTGTTGAAGGGCTACGACGGCGAGACGCTGACGCAGGCCCGTCGTGGCACCGGCCAGGTGACCATCGCCCGCCCGGTCCTGACCATGATGCTGGCGATGCAGCCCACGGTGCTGAACAGCCTGGGCGCCGACATGGTGAACCGTGGCGTGATGCCCCGGTTCCTGATCAGCTACCCGGAGTCGCTGATCGGCCAGCGGATCAGCCGCCCGCACCTGACCAGCCCGGAGGCCCAGGGCGAGTACGAGGCCGAGATGCTTCGGATCGTCAAGGGGTACTCCGACAAGGACCCCAAGTCCATCACCTGGAACGGCGACGCCGTGCGGGAGATTGGGAAGTGGCGGGACGAGATTGAGCCGCTGATGGCGCCGGACGGCATGCTCGGCTCGATCGCCGCCTGGGCTTCCAAGGTCCGTGGTGGTCACTTCATCCGCCTCGCCGCCATCATGGCGATCGTCAACGGCCGGGACACGGTGACGCTGAACGACACCGGAGCGGCCAAGGCCATCCTGCGGGCGCTGATGATCGACGCCAAGCGGGCGTTCGGGGAGATGGGCGCCAGCTTCGCTGACGACGACCTGGTCCACCTGATGGCGATCGCTCAGAAGGTCGGCCCGGACTTCTCGAAGCGGGACGTCATGCGCAAGTCCAACCGCTTCATGGCCCACCCGGAGCGGTGCGGGGCGGCGCTCGACCTGGCGGTGGAGCAGGGCCTCATCGAAGTCAAGGGGCGGGGGTTCACACTCCCGGTCTGAGAACAGACGTCAGGTTCCAACCCGGACCCCCGGACACTGCTTGACAGTGCCGGGGGTCCTCGGGCATCATCACGACGACCAGCACCCTCCTACTACTCGGCACCGGAGCCACGGCTGTCCGTCTCGACTAGTCCAGCGACGGTGCTGGTCACCTGCGTGTCAGTGTCAATGCTGCGGAGTGCGCTCGAAGGCGTCCAAGACCTGATCAGAGTGCAGGGGAGCCTGCAAGGCCTTGGCCGTGTTGCCGACATCGGCGCCGAACAGACGGGACAGCATCCCGCTGTTGCCCTTGGCCTCTAGCTCTAGCCGGAGCACGTCCCGGGTGTCGTTGATGTCCTTCATCGCTGCCAGGCTCTTGAACAGCCGGTCGATTTCGGCCGAGAGGTCGCCGTTGAGGCCCTGGCCCTCAATCTCTTCTGCGAACCGGGCGAAGAGCACCCGCTGGCCCTGGATCTCGATCACGGACCGCATGAGGCCCTGTAGCTGGTCCTTGCTCCTGATCACGACCGGGATCTTGAAGGCGCACGTGTGCTGAGGCTGGAAGGCCGGGCACCTCGGGGCCAGGAAGCACGAGTCACACGAGCGCATGAGTTCGCCCACACCTCGGACCGACTGATGCGTCGTGACCGTCTCCCGGCCCTCGCCGTCAACCGTCCGCTCCTCGTGGTCTTCCAAGCCCATCACCGGCAGCAGGACTTGCTCTCGATCGTGCCGGGCTTTGGAGGTGACGCTGGCAAGGCCCACGTGCGCCGATCCCATCCCGTCTTGATCCGAGTACTCCTCTGTGCTTGACAGCGAGAGGAGGTTCGGTGCTGTCACAGCATGGCGTTCCTCCCAGGCGAGCCATGACACAACAGCGAGGCGGGCCGTTTCCTCGGGATCGTCGGCCTCGATCAGCCGGTAGTCGATGCCCAGCCGCTCGATGTCGGCACGGTGCTTGGGACGGGCCTCAGCCTTGCGTGAGCCTGCGTAGCGATGCAGCTTGGTTCCTCCCCACACCTGCGTCTCTCCGAAGCGCTGAGCGGCGAACCAGGCGCTGGTGACGAGAGCGTCCAAGCGCTCCACACCGCCCTTGCTCGACCCGGTGACGGCCACGAGGGCGTTGCCCCGGTAGCCCGCCAGGATCGACCGCAGCACGTTCTGGTGCTTCACGTTGTCGTCCGTCAGGGCGATCGTGGGGAACGTCCAGCCCTGGAGGCCCACCTGGTAGAAGGGGGCGAAGGCCGTCTCGTCCTCGAAGTGCGTGTGCCACTCCAGTGGCCCCAGGGTGAGCAACGGCTCCTGGCGCACGAAGGGTTCGGCCATCTCCCACGTGGTCTGCTCGTCGGCGTAGGCGATCCACTCCGCTCCTGGAGGCAGGTGCTCGAAGACGTTCCAAGCGCCGCTCACGGTGCGGTTGATGTTGGTCAGGTTGATGGCGAAGCGCTCGACGCCGCAGTCACTCAGCAGGTTGCGATGCGAGGGCTGCTCGGCGCCAGCGAAGTAGAGACGTGTCACAACACGCAGGCTACGTCAGATGCTCTTGATCACCCGGTGCCTGGCTCGCTCCTGCTTGTCGGCAGGACGTGCCCCAGCCCGCACCACATCCCCAGTCAGCGCCTTGCCGAACTGGTTACGGCGTCGGCTGACGGCGGCAGCTTGAAGGGACGCCTGCGGGCGCATGCCCCGGTTGTACTCCCCCTGCGTCACCGTGTACTCCCCGGCGAACTGGGTGTCGTTGAGCCAGGACACGCTCAGGCCTCCCCAGGGGCCGGGTACGGCTGGTTCCGTAGCTCGGGGTTCTTGTTGTAGTCCCGGCTCAGAATCCCCATCCCCGGACCACGAGACGGATGGAACTGGCGGGTGCCTCGGGCGTAGAGCTTCCCGGCCTTGCGATCTCGCCCCACGCCCATGCACGGCTCACCAGGACCGGCCTTGCAGGCCTTGCACTGGTACTCCCCCGGTCCCCAGCCCATGTCACCTCCGCAACAGCAGGACGACGACGATGACGACGATGATCAGGATGACCACGCCGCTGCCGATGTACATCAGCCCTCTCCGAACTTCATCTGCCCGGCGAAGGCCTTCTGACGCCCCCGGCGTGTGGGTCCAAGAGGCGCTGCGGAGCCAGCAGGGCCGAGAGCGAGCGGTGTGGGCGCCGGACCCGTGGGCCGAGGCCCAGAAGGCATCACGACGGGACCAGGAGGCTGTGGAGCGGCACGAGGAAGAGCGCCCTGGGCTGTCGGCCCTCCAAGCTGGCGAGCCGGGGCTGCGTTGAGCGCCAACTGCTCGGTGCCCGCTCCAAGGGCCATGGGCTGTGTACCCGCTCCAAGGGCGGGCTGTTGCTGCATCATCGGCGCCGAGGCCAGCGTGCTGCCCTGGAACGTGCCCCAGCGGGGCTTCACGGCCCCTCGGGTCTTCAACACGTTGCCGATCGCAGCGGTGCCCTTGCCCCACTCGACGCCGCCCAGCGGCTCCAAGGCCCGGCCCCCGGGCGTGTTCGGCGTCTTGGAGGGCTGCATCCCCTTCAACGGCCCGCCCTTGAACGGCGTGCCGAAGACGGCACCGTTGTGGAAGACACCCATGCGGGAGCGGGACATACCGCCGCCGCCCCACGAGCCAGGGGTCTGCCAGGAGTTGTAGCCGTAGCCGTGGAAGTCAGGCATGTCAGCCGCTCCTCTGACGCAGGAGACGAGGCTTTTCCTTCTCCGCTGTCGGAGAGCCGTGCGTCTTACCCCGGGAACCTCGGGTGCCGTGTGAACCTTGTGAGCCGGTGGAGGAGATGTTGGAGCCAGCCACCCGCCAGCGAGGCCGAGGGTCCGCTCCAGGAGTCGCCTGGCAGGTGACCGTCTTCAAGGTGTCCCTGGTGAGCGCAGGCTTGTCCCCGGACGAACAGATGCCACCACCTCGAACGGTACGCACCTTCTTACCGCCCATCATGGTGCCCTCATCCTGGGCAGGCTTCTTGCTCAGAGCCATGGCGGTAGCGTAGCTCGGCTCAACTGGGAGGGCGGGAACATGCTCAGAGACGCATTGACATTGACTGTTGTCATAGCACTGTTCGTGGTGATGGCGTGGCTGCTAACCCACATCAGCCTGGACCTCACCCGGCCATCTCGACCGACGCCCACCACCGACCTCGTCCACGACCTCCCCGCTCACGCCGTTGGCCTCCCGTTGGTCATCGATGAAGGCGACCAGGTCGTCCCAAGCCCGAGGGGCACCGACAACAGGTACCCAGTTGGGCCGGGCCACCCGAAACGAGATCAACAGCGTGGTGATGCCCCGGGCCAGTACCTCCTGGACCACGCCGGGGTCACTGTCCAGGTACACCCCGATGGGCCATCCCATCGCCTGTACCTCGGTCACCGCATGCAGCTTCCACTCGTGATCGTTCAGGATGCTGTTGCCCCGCTCCAAGAGCAGGTCGTAGCGCACCCGCTCGGCCCGCATCCACCGCTTGGCCTCTTCACGGTCCCACCGTGTGATGACAACAGTGCGGAAGGTCCCTCCAAGAGCGCCGTACAGGTCCACGTTGCGTGCCCAGGCGTTGTTGGCGTCCATCGCCAACACGTCCTCCAAGGAGACGATCAGGCACTCATTCACGCTGCTCGTGCTCCCTCAGCGCCTGCGTAGCCGCCCGGTGCTTCTGCTTGGCTGCTACCGCCTTGGCGTGCAGCGGATGGCTCTCGGGGATGTCGTTGGCGCCGTACTGAGCGAGGATCTTGTCGAACTGGCGACTGGTCCGGGTCACCGCCCCTCGTAGCTTCGCTCGGTCGTCCATCACGTGTACTTGAACGTCGGGTCGCTCTTGGCCTCACCGATGTTCTTGTAGTGGAGCACCGGCAGGAACTGGTGGGACCAGTTGCCGTACTGGGCGTGCTCGGTGGCTGAGGCCACTCGGTGATGCCCTCCAACGATCTCGGGCTTGCCCTGGCTGCCGATGGTCTGACCCAGCCGGATGGGCGACTTCACACCTTCCTCACCGATGGCCTCGTGCAGGGTGGCCTTGTTGCCCGGCGTGTAGCGCATCTCGGACTCCCACGAAGACTCGTGCCCGCCGCCCGTCGTGGTGCGGGCCGAGTGGTACGTCTCGCCGCTGTAGCGGGATGAGTTGCCCACCATGAGCTTGTGCTCGGGGTACTCGTCCTCGTCGGCGTAGCCCTGGGCCTCGCTCAGCTTGCGGGCGTACAAGTCCTCGTCGGACTCGGTCACCTCGTGCGTGACCCACTTGCCGCCGCCCTGGGTGCGGTTGTACCAGCCCCCGCCCGGCGTGGCACCGTACTGAGGCTGCGGGGGCTTCTCCTTGTTATGGGCCAGGTCGCCCCACTCCGACCCGCCAGTGGACGGCGTAGCAGGGTTCCAAGAGCTACCGCTCACGTACGTGTCGGTGCCCCGCTCGTGACGATCGGCGTCCAAGGGCTGGTACTCAGCGTGGATCTCGTCAGGCGTCATGAACATCTTCAACTGGCCCGGGATCTGTGCAGTGCCCTTCTTCTGGATGCTCACTTCATCCTCCCGGTCTTGGGCAGGTTCACCGGGGCGTTGGGCGGGAAGTCCCCGGAGAAGATGAGGGAGGCGGTCTGCGAACGAAGCTCAGCCGAGAGTGCTGGCCGGGCCTCCGGGGCGAACATCTGAGCGTGATGCTGATACGCAGCCTCCTCACCGTGCCGTGAGAATCCTCGCCCCGTTGCAGCGTGGCCGAACACGTCATGGACAGCCCGAAACTGGTCATTCTCCAAGTCCGAGAGGAGGCCGTGCCCACCTGTACTGGCGGTGGAGAGGACCTTGATGCGTCCTTGCGCCACATCGGCAGCCATGTGCTCGGCCGTGGGATACGGGTCATGGGACGTGGCCTCGAAGTGGAAGCCCATGCCGCCCTGGTGCTTGGGCGTGGTCAGATGGGCGAACTGCTCTCCGATGCCCTGGCGCAGCGCATCGTATGACGCCGACGTGTCCGGGGTCATGGGCTGGCCCTCATTCTTGCGCCGCTCCAAGTGGGTCGCATAGGCCGTTCGGGCCTGATGCTGGATGGTTCCAAGGCCCTCGCTCGACACCTCTCTGCCGTGTGAAGCTGCATACTTCTTAGCGCCCGACACGACTTCCGGCGAAGGGGTCCAGGTCTGGGATGTCCCTTCACCGATGTCCAACTTCTGCTGGCCGAATACCTCCTGCCGTTTGCGAGGCATCTAGCTCACCGCCGAGGAAAGTATGCAAAGGTTTGGTACCATGTACACATGCCCGACGTGAACGTCTCCAAGCACCGGATGATGACCGCCAAGTCGGCCACCTGCGCCGTGTGCGAGGAGCCAGTGCCCGCCATCCCGGATACGGGCTACGTCAGCCCGCAGCAGCGGCATCTGTGCCCTCTGCACCAGGACTACACCCTGGTCGTCTACGACGTCACGCCGAAGCAACGGATCACGCCTTCGGCCGACGTGACTTGACGGGTCCGTAGACCCAGGACTTGTTGGCGGCACTGTGGAAGGGCACCTGCGGCCCTTCCTTTCCGCCGTGACGCTTGACCATGGGGGCCATGACGTCGCCCTGATACTCACCACCGGGACCAACCTTGCCGATGGCCTTCTGGCCTTCGGCTATGCCCATGCGCCGGGCACCGACCTCGCCCCGCTTGGTGAGCGGGAAGGCCTGGGACACGTCCAGGCTGGCTGCCTTGCCCCCGGCCCAGCCGCCCATGAAGCGGTCGGTGCGGCTCAGTTCGGGACTACGGGACTCAGCGAAGCCCTTCAACGTGCCGCCGCTGGTCGGCATGGGCACGTCCTGGCCGTGTCGGAGCGTCCCCACCATGAAGGCGTTCTCGGCTTCCTCCCCGGCCTTGGGGCCATGAGTGCGCACCGAGAAGCCACCGCCCTCGTTGACCCGCTGAGCCAGGCCGCTGAACTGGTCGTCGGAGAGCATCAGCGGTACATCCCCTTCTTGTGCCGGACGTCAGGGATGACGTAGCCGTGGACGAACGGGCAGGCGTGGCACAGGTACATGCGGTCGTTCATCGGCATGCGCTTGTTCGACTCGTGCCCTCCCAAGAGCTTGGCCTCGCTGAACACGTCCATGCAGCCGTCTGTGGGCCGGTGATGCCGCTCGAAGCACTGCAAAGCGTCTTCCTTGACCTGGTCCCGCTCGGAGTATGCAGACTGGTGGGCCTCTTCGATCTCCTTCTTCATCTGGGCCACGAAGCCAGCGTTGAAGCTCGCCTGGTCGGTGGCGTAGATGTCATGCTTGCGCATCCGGTCCTCGGGCACCTCGGGGTGCTCGTGCCGGGTCATCCAGTCCTCCAAGGCGGGGTCGTACATGGCGACCATCGCCACCTGACCCGTCTCGTCCCGGAAGATGTACTCGACCTCCCGCCCGCCCTCCATCCAGGCGATGCGAGCAGGGACCAACGGCGCCTTGGCCGGTGGGTCCGGGAGGCTCGACAGCACCCGGCAGACGTGACAGGAGACGAGGCGGGGCATCAGAGGCCTGAGTACCTGTCCCGGCCCTCAGCCCGTCGTTGCGCCGTTATCCGCAGAGCCGCACGTGCCCGCTGGAGGGTGCGCACGCTCCCACCTCGGCCACCGCTGAACATGTCGGTGCTCGTGGTCCAGGCGTAGCGGGTCCCTCGGTCGCTGAGCTTGGAGCCGGACCCCACCGGAGGCCGGTACTCGTTGATGCGGCCGTGCTCGCCCTCTTCGCTGTGCATACCCGAGTCTCGATGCACGACACGACCAGATTCGTTCGCCCGATCCGGGGGCGGTGCCGATCCATGTCCTGCCATGATCCCTCCTACGCCTTGTACTCGTTGATCTCGTGTGGCTTGAAGTACTCGCTCAACGGCCGGGTGATCGGCTCACGCTTCACACCCGCACCTCGTGCCCACTCCAAGGCCTGCGCTGGGCTGTAGCCCCGCCCTCGGAAGCGCACGTAGGACTCGACACTGCCTGACCCTCGGTCCACCTTGCGACCGGGGTGGTTGGCTCGATCCTCAGCAGGGCCAGAGCCATGCCCGGCCATCAGTCATACCCCTCACGATTGAGCCTGCGGCCCTCTTCCCAGGCATCGTCGTCGTTCCAAGCAGGCCGAAGCTCGTAGGCGTGCGTGGCGACTCGGTGCGCTCGGATGTCGGCGTCGCTCATACCCGACGTCGAGAACGTCTCCGGTGTGACAACACGACCAGGATGCCGGGCCTTGTCATCGGGGGGAGACGAACCGTGTCCGGCCATCTAGCCGTCCATGCCCTTCTCGACCAGGTTCTTCAACCAGCCCTTGTTCGAGGCGCCGGTCGCCCCCATACGACGGAGGCGGGCCTCCATGGGGTCAGCGCTGGCGGGCGAGTCAGCAGCGCCACGCACGCCCTCGAAGCCCGGCGAAGGCGGGCCGTAGACGGGGCCGATGCCTTGCGGAGCGAGGGATGCGGTGCTGCGACCGACCTGACGGCCAGGATGGTTGGCCTTGTCCTCGGCAGGCGGTGATCCGTGTCCGGCCATCACTTCTTCCCCTTCGTCTCGGTCTTCTCCTCGGAGCCGAAGGCGGGCGCTCGCTTGCCCCCGAACTTGTCGTCCTTGGTGGACGCCTTCTTCTTCTCCTTGGGGGCGGGCTGCTTGGCCATCAGAAGCCTCGGCCCACCGGATCACGCCGGGGCACGTAGCGGGAGTGGGGCTGCATCGGGATGGAGGCCCGGTGCGCTCGGGCGATGTCGAAGGGGTCCATCCCCTTCACCTCGGCGTTCAGGTACTGGTAGGGCATCTGGTTGATCGCTCGATCGACCCGGCCCTGCATCTCCACGAGGCCACCAGTGCCGGGGGCAACCGAGATGTAGGTGTTGTCGATGCAGCCCTGGCGGAACTCGGCCACCATGCTGCGGTCCACTGCCTGAGCCATGACAACTCCTCTCGCTGGGGCGCAGCGTAGAACAGCGGAGGGCGTGAGAGGGGGTACCTCCCACGCCCGAGGCTGCTAGCGGCGGGGCTGGCCGGTCCGGGGGTCCACCACCGGAGGCTCCCCGGTGACGGGAAGCTCGTTGGGGAGCGTGTTGTCCGGGTGGGCGCCGCTGTCGGGCGTTTCGCCGCCACCCTCGACCGGAGGAGGCTCGGGCTGCCCGCCACCAGGCTTGCTCTCCGGCTCGCCCGCCGTGATGGTGATCTCGGACATCTGCCCACCCGTCACCTCGAACGAGATGGAACCGATGAAGTCACCGGAGCCGTCCCAGTTGGCATCGTTGGTGTAGACGACGCTGGCGGCGCCGACCGGCCCGACCGCAATGGCGAGGCACTCCTGCGGGTTGGCGCTCTTGTTCTGCCGCACCACGATGATGGCGGGGTCACTCGACTGCCACACACCGGCACCCGAGATGTCGGTGGGGTTGCCGTACTTGTCGGTCCCGCTCACGGCCAGGCTGACCATCTGATCTGCTGTCAACTGCAAGGTGATCTCACTTTCTGGTTGCTCGTATGGAGGGTGCTGCGGTGGCTCGGCCTGCCAGTTGGCGGGCTTCAAGCCGATCGGACCGATGGTCCAGTGGATGACGATGGGATTGGGATCTGGCTTGGGGACCCACTCGGAGCGAGTCTCCGTGTAGACGTCCCAGCCCCACGGTGCCGAACTCGGCGGTTGATCCGAGATGGTCCCTCCTCTCAGCCCAGCGGGCTAGTGCTGATGCTCACGTTGCGGTCGGTACCCGACCACATCTGCTCCTCTTCATACCGGCGCCGAGGCGTAGCGATCGGAGGAGACACCCAAGACCGCTGCCGAGGCGTCCAGTCCCCGTAGAAGATGTCCTCGACGGTGACCGGCTCGTGAACGTACCCGAAACGGGGTGGGAACAACTGCTGGGGCACTGGCGGACGGATCATTGCTAGCTGCTCACGAGGCGTGCCCATCCAACGCAGAGCGTCGGAGGCGATCATCTCAGCCTGGCTGTAGCCGGGCCGATCCTCCCACGGCATGAGCAGGGGAGGCTGCTCGTCGTCGTACAGCACGACTGATCCTGCCGTGCTGGCCCCCGACATGGGGTCCAGATACTCATACCCCTCTTCGAGGAAGCGAACAGCCATGGCTCCGAACCTACAACATCCGGACCATTGACACTGACACTGTGCTCACAACACCAGCCAACCGATGGCTATCAGGCAGAGGCCAGCGTCCACCAGAGCAGGCGTCCAGCCCCAGTACGCAGCCCGGGGAGCCTCAGGGCCACCGTGCGGGGCGAAGAAGTGAGTGAGCGCAGCGATCCCGAAGAGGATGGCGGCGATCAGGAAGAGAACGTCGGCGGTGCCGGTGTTCCCGCTGGCTATGTCTGCGAGCATGTGCATGTTGTGTCACCTTTCGGGTGCGTCCTCGGTGTTCATCTCTCTCCGAGTCTTGAACTGCTCGCCCCGCCGTCCCTCGGTGAACGTAGGGGTGCGATGGCCCCTGGCGGGATGCTCTACACGAGCGATGGGGCGTGCTTCCTCGCCCCCAATACCCGCTAGCTGCTGCTGCTGAAACTGCGTGCTGACCTGCATCAGGTGGCGTTGAAGGTCTGGGTGCCGGACATCTTCTCGCCGGGCTTGCGCACACCGATGAGAATGGGTCCTGCCGCACCGTTGTCGGGCGTGGTGTTGAAGCCCACGCAGCGCAACTGGGTGGCGCTGTCGAAGGTGGTCGCCACCGGGGCGTAGTTGGCGTGGATGACGGTGAGGTTGGTGAAGCCGGTGCCCGTCACCGTCAACGTGATCTGATTCTTGCGGGCGTAGGTGGTAGGAGCCACGCCGGACACCGTGGCCGTGGAGTTGGCCCCTGTTGCCACATCAGCAGCGGAACCAGAGCGCCAGCCTCCACCTACGTAGCTCATCAGGTACCCCGCTTCTTCCTGGTCGCCGCCGCCTTCTTGGCCATCTTGCTGCGGGCTGCCGGACCCTTGGCTGCCTCATTCGAGATCGCCGCCGCCTTCGACTTGCTCGCCCCCTTCTCCCGCAGGGCCTCGTACTCGTCGCCCTTCTTGATCGAGGCGCCGTGGTCGTGACCGGGCATCAGCTTCCTCCTTCTGAGCTTCCTTGCGGAGCAAGAACCGTTCGGCAGGCACCAGTCCGAAGAGTATGAGCGACATGACCAGGAACGGGATGTCGTAGCCCGGCGTGACCACTGCGAAGATGACCAGTGCCACCCCGAGTATGAACATGACGATCTGCCGGATGACGTCGAACCACGTGGGGTAGATCTTCGGCCCAACGTGGCCGGGGTCGCTCATCAGTCACCTGCACCACCGATACGCCCAATGTCGAAGTGGGCGAGGCGGGACCGCCGAACGGGTGGGTGGTTCAACTCGAAGGCGAAGCCACTGTCCTCACGCTTCAACTCCAGGCGCTCGGCCTCCGTGGGCGCCATCGGAACTTGACGTCGGTAGTGGTCGCCCTCGTCAGGCATAGGGCTTGTCTCCCACCAGACAGCCGAAGGCGTCGGGCACTCCAACAGCCCCGTCCCACGTGTCGGTCTTGGCCCCGGCAGCAGCCAGCACAGCGGTGGCGTCGTCAAGCTCGCCCGCATGGACCCACTGGATGGTCCCGCCCGGGTTCACCTTGAAGGTGGTGCCGTTGACCGGCGCCGTCCACTCGGAGCCGTCCACGTGGTGGCCCTTGGTACCGGCGTTGCACTGGATGAAGCCGCAGGGTGTGGGCATGTCGTCGTCTCCCGATGGTTGCGGTGGCGTGGGGGTGGGGATGGGTGCGGGAGCAGTCCCGATCTGGATGATGCTGGGCAGCAGGGGGTAGAGATCGTCGCCCGGACAGGCCGTGGCACCCACGTCCCGGTGCCCGTACCACCCCGGCTGACCCCTCGATGAGGCTCGTGTTATCACATCATCGGTCAGCCGTCCGCTGGCGACCATCCAGGAGAGCCAGGCCTGAAATGCCTCGATGGACTCCGCAGTCGGCTCCATGTTGTAGGGCTGATGGAAGAACCCGATGAAGCAGATACCGATGGAGGAAGAGTTGAAGGCTCGTCCTGTCGAAGGATCTGGAGCGACTGCATGGCATCCTCGGGTGTCACCGAAGCCACCGTGCAGGACGCCCGTTGGATAGACCAGGTAGTTGTACTCGATGGCTGCTCCGTCACGTCCCTCTCCGTAGCTCTCGATCTGCCTGCTGAACGCTGCTTCCTGACCCGCTGGAGGCTGGTTCGAGGCCGAATGGTGGACGATGAGCTTGGTGCAGGGTGTGATCGTGGGGCGCCCGTTGGCCGGGTCGTAACGACTGGCGAAGCGAGCACCCCAGTCTTCGGGCTTCACCAGGAAGCCGGGAGCGCCGGGGAGGTAGCTCACTTCTCCTCCTTCTCCTCGGGACCCACCTGACCGTGCTCGTCCTCGTCGTAGACCTCCAGCTTCACCTCGTCTTTGTCAGTGTCAATGCCTCGCCGTTGTTCTGCCATCACATCATCCTTCCTGGCATCACCGACATCGGTGTCTGCGGACGCCCGGTGCTCCACGGTGGTACCTGACGCAGCATGCTCTCCCGCACGTTGGGATCGATGGCGCCGTACACCTCGGTGCGACCCCGAGGGATGCCCTTCGGCCCGATGGTGGGGTTGTCCCAGATGGAGGAGTCGCCGTTCCACTCCCGGCCCATGCCGGGCGGGGCGAACTTCTCACCGATGGCCTGGAGTTCGAGGCCCGTCCAAGGGTTGAACTCCTCGGGCCAGAAGTAGTCCCGGTGCTCGACCCGCTCGCCCTTGTGGATGCCCCTCGTGTAGGGCCGCTGCTTGGCCCGGTCGATGAGGTTGTTCATCAGCCGGTCGGAGCGCCGACTGTTCAGCGTGCCGAGGTAGCCGTCCGGGTACTGCGCCTCGGGCGTCTGGCGCCACATGCTGCGCCGTGCATCCAGGTCGTCACGGAAGAAGGGCTGCGGCCCTCCGGTTCTTGTGACATCAAACGGGGCGTCGCTAGCTGGGTATTCACGGCCCTGGAAGGTGGTGAACGACGGCACGAGGGGGAGCGTAGACCCTGGGACCAGGCCGGACGTGTTACTGCACGGCGTACCAGCGACCTGCGGGGGAGATCCAGCCCGATGCAGCCATCGACGCCTGGTAGGTCACGTCGCCGTTGGGGTCAACATCGACCCGGGCGAAGCAGTTGATGCCATCGGCCGACGCCACACTGTTGAGCAGCGTTCGGGCTTCGGGCCGGAAGCCAGCCGGAAGATTGCAGATGATCCCACCAGCGATGGTGGCACTGTCGGTGCGACGGATCAATCCCTCCATGAAACACATGTTATCCCATGTTCTAACAACACGAGGCACGGTCCAGGAGGTGTCGTACTGGATGAGTTGGGAACCACCGTTCGTGAGGAGCACGAGGACCTGGATGACTGGCATGGCGTGGACCACGTACGGAGTAGCCCGATCACCCTTCGGCCCGGTGAGCCGTGCCCATTCCCCGGCCATCAGATCAAGGCTCCGGGAGTGCCGGAAGGGACGTCGAGCGGACCACGCAGAAGCCAGCGGTGGTCCATGAGCGAGGTCGGATCGTACGACGAAGCGGCGTAGTTCATGACGTGTTGTGCCAACACAACCTGACCACGGTCGGCCATCTGTATCCACGGCGTGGGGTAGACGTCAAACGTGCCTTGGTTGCCGACACGGTGGTTGAACGCCCCCGCCGCTGCGTCGTAGTAGAGCCAGGCAGTGAGGTTGGAGCCGGACGGTGTGTACGGCAACTGAACCGTTTGCACCGCCGGAAACGTAACCGTTAACGGAGCGCCCTTCAAGTAGCCGCTGATCTGCCCTGGTCCCACCGTGTAGATGGTGGTGTACCCCGGTCCCTGCTGGGCGCTCACCTTCATGCCGAAGTCCACCCACATCACAGGCACGTGGGTCTGATAGATGGCATGCACCGCCGTGAACTGGTTCTGGTACGTGACCGCTGTGCTGTTCACTTCGTAGACCCAGCCGTAGGTGCTGTTGTAGTAGATGTCGGACCGGCCCTGCTGGTTGCCGGTGTTCTGAAGACACACCAGGCGAAGCGTCTCAGGATACGGAAGCATGTCCCACGGCAAGTAGAAGAGGATGCCGGTGTCCGGCGTGAGCGCATAGATGAGGCCTTCGAGGACGACCTGCCCCTGCGCCGTGCGATACGCCACAAGCCGCTGGTGGGGGGCGCCGGTCTGCGTCACGTAGTTCTTGACGTTGTAGGCGAAGAGGAACCCGCCATGAGCCGGGTTACCAGTGCTGGGGAAGTCGAAGCAGTAGCGCCGCACCGGCACGCTGGGAACGGACTGCGGCGTACCCTTCGCCCCGACCGGGCCGGTCACCAGCGTCCAAGGATTAGACATAGGGCAGCCACCTCCGGTCGTTGACCGGCCTCACTCCCGCCCCCGTCGAGAACGTAGCGAGGAGCGCTCCGTTCGCTGGGTTGCCGCTGTTGGCGTAGTAGCCAACGCAGGACGAAGCCTCAGAGTTGTTCCCATAACTCTGGCCTACCCCTCCAGCCGCAGTGATGATGAGGCAGAACCAAGTAACGCCAGACGCCACCACTGAGGCGGACCCGGCTGGTATTGCTGTGACAACCCCGGCCAGGTTCACCAGGTGCCCTGCTGTGTACGTCACCAGGTAGCTACTCCCACTCTGGAAGACCACCGATGTGACAACGAGGCCATCGAGCACGGCCAGGTACGGCACCGCCGAGAACCACACGAGATCAAGGGCAACGAAAGTCTCGCCCGCTGGAGTAGTGGAGTTGACCTGGATGCTGCCGTCAGTGTTGTTGACGTCGATCCGACAACCTGTCTGCGGGTTGCCGATGAGGCCTGGCAGCATCACTCTATTCAGAGGGAAGAAGCCGATCGGTAAGTAGCAGCAGGTCGAACCAGCAGCGAAGCTGGCCGGACCGGCGATCGTAGTGTTGAGGTGGCACACCCCCTGTCGGTCCCGGTACACGTTGCTGTTGCCGAACGGTTGGCCGTACTCACTCCAGTTCGCTGGGTAGGTCAAACGGCCCGAGACGGGGCGGTACAAGCCGAGGTCCGGGTCACCTGATGGACCAGCCGGACCTTGCAGCGGCTCCCAGACCGGAGGCGGCGAGCCGTACGGGCCATCGCCATAGCCACCGTAGGAGTATGACTGGTCCACCGGAGGCACGTTGACGTGGTCCACGAAGGCGTCCGGCGAGCCAGCCGGGCCACCCTGGGAGAAGTTCACCATCCAGGAATCGTTCGAGATGATGGCCGAGGGAACGACTCGGGTGGCACGCAGGTACGGCTTGGCGGTTCCCTCAGCACCGTCAACACGGTTGAGCCAGCCCGAGTTGTAGTCGCTCATCAACGCACCGAGGCCCACCATGTCGCCCGCCGTCAACGCCACGCTGTTGGCGTCCATCGTTTGGACGGAGTAGTCAGCGACGGTGTTGCTGATGATGTAGGGGATGGTGACGCTTGCCAACGGTTTGCGGTTGACCGTGATCATGTAACCGAACCCGAAGGACGCTCCATTGCAGATCTCAGCGTGCAGGTTGTACGTGCCGGTGGTGGGGCAGATCCAGTAGTCGCCAGCCGTCTCAGCCATACGACCAGTGACCCGCAGGTACGGACGACGAGTGCCCGGACCAGCCTGGATGCTGTCCACCATGTTGATGTTGCTGCCAGTGGGGTTGTAGTAACGTAGTGACAACACATCGTTGATGGCGAACGGGATCTCGGTCCGCACCTCCAAGACGCTGGTCGCCACGGTGACGTAGGTGCGAGCCACCTCCACACCATTGACGAAGATCGCAAAGATGCTGCCGACCGGGAAGTTCGGAGTGCTCGCATCGGTGTTGGTGTAGCCGTACACAAGCTGCGGGGTGGTGATCGCAGTGTTCGTGCGCCACGCCGTGTTGGTGCCATCAGTGGCTGTCCAAGATTGCGGAGCCGTGCTGGTAGGCGTGGCGAAGCTGAGCGACGTCCAGCCTGGTGCCATCGGCCGCAGTGTGCCGGTGACATTGGCGTGCGTGGCAGCGAACCCACCGAGGCCGGTGTCGGCAACCCGGGCAACGCATGGAGTCCAGGGTGGGGTGGTGTCGCTCATGTAGAACGTCCCGACCCCGTACGAGCCACCCCCCGGGGGGTTGATCGGAGCGAGGCCGGTAAGCGTCTGGTTCTGCACACCTATGCGGTCGTGGTTGCCCGAGTAGCCGTTGAAGTCCCAGCTACGCCCCATGGTCGCTATCGCAGGCAGGACCGGGGCGGTGGCGAAGGGATGCCACGCCAGACCATCGGCCGACACGTCCCAGTAGATGTTGGTGTTGTCAGCACGCATGCGCAGCCACTGGTGGGCCACCGGATCGTAGGTAGCCGTCCCCCAGTCCACCCCACCAGGCTCGGGGTTGGTCCAGGCGATGAGGTTGGTGTCGTACACGGTGAAGCTGACGAGCAACGAGCGGTCCGTGTTCTGGAGGGAGAAGTTGAACTCCCGGCCCGCCACCGCAGGACTGGGCGTGCATTTGGCGTAAATACCCGAGTTGAGCAGGTTGTACGTGAGCGTGGTGGGGGTCTTCAACGAGTAGTAGCTCGGTGTTGTGACAATACCCACCCGCTTGTTGGGGGTGTCGTAGTAGACGTTCGGCGCCCCGGTGGAGGCGGGCCAAGTTGTGACCCGGTCGATGCCAGTGGCGAAGGCATCCTGGAGGAGGGCCACCGGCACAGTCGGGGCGGCGTTCAGCCACTTGGAGCGCAGGTAGCTCTCCACCTGCTGGCGCTCCAGGTTCGACAGCTTGCGGCTGAACACCATGAGTTCGGCCATCTCGCAGTTGGATGACTCAGCCGTGTTGTTGGCGCTGTAGCCCGAGATGCACAGGGTGTTCAGCACCCCTGTTGTCGCAACAGTGTTGCCGTACAGGAAGACACCGTTGGTGAACATGCGGGGATTAGCCGCAGCAGTGGCGTCGAAGGAGTACAGCTTCCAGGTGGTGGTCGCCGCCTTCTTCAAGTCAGCGAGAGGCCACGCCCCTACGAAGAGGGCGTCCTCGTTCCCGCCCCAGAACCCGAAGAGGATGTTGACCTGATTGCCGTCCCCCGCCACGACCCGACCGATGTTCGCCGTGGTGGCGTCCCACACACGCCCGACGTAGATGATCGTGTACTCCCGGTCGATCGGCAGGCCCCACCACATGTGCCGCCCCTGGAGGGTGGTGTACCGCACCACCGGACGTCCGTTGAGGCCGTTGACTCCGGTCCGCATCACCGGAGGGGTGTTGGTGCCCGGCTGGAACTCGTAGTTGCAGCGCTGGTTGAACGGCGAGAGGTCGGGCCAGTTGACGACGTCAGCGCCGTTGACCAGCCCGAGACGGGAGGCGTCCAGCCACAGCGTGAGGCCCGGGATACCAGAGGGATCGAAGCTCATAGCTGGGAGGGGTCGATGGCGTACGTCATGTTGATGGACATGGCTGCGACGTTGCCCGACCCACCGCCAGCCCAGAGGCTCATCTGCATGACCCCGGTGCTCAGTATGTCGAGACGGCAGAACGCCGCAGCAGGGGACCCGGCCGACGTATCAGCCCCACCGACCCACCGCATGTTCTGCGCCGGGCGGTAGCCGATCGGCACCGTGAGGATGGAGCCGGGTACCCCAGCCACGAAGCCCTCGATGCGACATATGTCACCGCCCTCTCGACGGATGCGGGCAAGTTGCCACCCACCACCGAAGTTGTACCAGCCGGTGGCGAAGGCAGGCAGATTGCCACCAACCGGATTCACGTTGATCCACGGCCCCGGTGTGAGCACAGCCAGAAGAGCGGCGGTCTTGTTGTGGTCGTCGGCGTGCCTGGTCGTCTGTGCTGTGACATCAGTAGCCAACAGCGATGATGGTTGTGTCAACGGCCAGGGCATCTCACACTCCTACCGGGGCGAGGTACATGAAGGGGAAGGTGATCCAGGCACCACTCACCATCTGAGCGGTCCAGTAGACACCACCAACAGCAAGCTGCACAGCGGTAGCCGAGATCGCCATCACGGCGCCGTACTGGTTACCTCCTGAACCGATGAAGACGGCGTTACCTATGTTCTGACCAGCAGCACCACCCGCATAGTTACGAATCGGAACCGGAAGATCCATCTGGAGTGGCTGCCCGGCTGTACCGGCGCCAGTGAGAGTGACACCAACCTCACCGACAACCCATTCACCCACCCTGGAGTACCAGGCGTTGTTGACAGTGAGCGGGAGCGTCACACTCTGGCGGAAGACCGGCGTCCAGGTGAGTTGCTTGCCGATGGCGGCGACCAGAGCATCACTGCTGGCGGCGAAGGAGCCGTACGGAATCGAACCGGGATCGACGTTGGTGTTCGAGGCCATGGCGAGGAAGGCCACCCCGTTCCTGGTGACGATCTCCAAGGGGTTGTAGGCAGCAGCGCCGGTCCACTCACCCCGGGCTACGAGAGCCTGTGTTGTCGTACCAGCAGGCCCCTGGATACCAGCAGCACCAGCAGCACCGGGGTCACCCTTGGCCCCGCCCGCCTTGACGATGGAGAGCGACGGGATGTTCGGGATGAACCCGGTCTGTGTTGCGACAGGCCAGGACAGTGCCGCCGACGTCGAGTAGATGAACAGAGCAACCGTGGTACCTGCTGCCAGCCACGTCTCCCACACAACCTGTTGCGGTGGAGTAGCTCCTGCCGGAGCCGCAACCATGTTGTTCTGAGCGCCCACCATCCACGCAGATCCGGTCCAATAATCGATGGAGATGGAGGCGTTGTTCGCTGTGCTCGCCACCATCACCTGCCCGACGATCTGGTAGTACCCCGACGCCACGATGAAGATGCCACCGTTGTTGATGTAGAAGTCAGCCGACCCGGTGTTCGAGTCGATGATCGTGTCGAGAACGATCTGCGTGGGCGTGTTCTGCACGTGGCTCGTGGCCGTGCTCTTGCGAGCCGAGTAGTACGGCGGCGGCACGGCCACGGCACTACCTGAGGTACCAGCTACACCTTGCGCACCCTGGAGGCCCGCTCCCGCTCGCCACACCGAGAGGTACGGCTGAGGAGTTGGATCGAGGTTGTTACTGGCATTGAGCGGCTCAACACGGTACGAGTTCGCCCCTTGCAGATAGAGCGCCAGACTCACGTAGTCACCAGCGTTGAGATAACGCTGAATCGAGATCGTGTGGCCCTCATATGCCGTTGCTACCTCGGTGAGCGTGCGGGCGACGGCAGTCCCGTTGACAAGCAGAATGACAACAGAGCCAGCAACCCATGCGCTTGCACCCGCAGCGATGTAGGCACTGATGTCGTAGACGCCCGAGTTGGGGACCGTGAACCGGGTGCTAGGTCCGTTGTTGGTGTACGTCGAGCCTTGTGCCTGGTACACCCCAGGAAGCACAACCTCTGTCACGGTGGTGGCTGGGACGGCCACGGTGGAGGCAGTCGTCAGCGATGCCACACGAACGAAGCCATCCGGCGTGGGCGTGCCCGCTGGACCGATAGCCCCGGTGTCACCCTTGGCTCCCGTCGCTCCGCTGGCGGCAACGACCTGAACGAACGACGAACCGTGAAGGGTCCACGTACCACCCCCTATGGGGTAGGCGGTAATGCGGAAGTACTCACCAACACCCAGGTCATAGATGCCGCCGATGCTGACCTGAGAGTAGTAGTTGGTGGTGGATACGCCGGTTCCGTAGAACTGACGAGTCGATACGAGAGTGCCAGTTGAAGAGTAGTACTCCAGGTTCGCAATAATGTCAGCCGTCAATGCACTTTGCATAACGAGCGTGATCTGAGCACTGATCTCATACCGACCAGCCGCATCCGGCTTGATGAGCGCACCAGGACCAGACGAGAACCCAGACTGCCCGAGGACAGTGCCCCAGGTGATGGGAAGCGCAGACGCACCCGACGTACCAACCTGGGTGGCCTGGGCGTAAAGAAACGCCGCACCTGTACCTGCACCAGCCGACACCCCGATCCACGACGTGCCGTCCGACAGGTACATCGTCTTGTTCGTGGTGTTGAAGTACGTGTCACCTGCCGCCCCCACCGCTGGGGCGCTGGCGTAGGGCGCTGCGTTGGTGACGCCGAAGGACCTCGGCATCAGCCCACCACCACCACTCGATACCCGGCTCCGAGGTTCGGGTTGTAGCGGATGGTGATCGTGTTCACTGTTGTCGCATCCCAGTCCACCACCACGGCGGTGTAAGGACTGGCCCCGTTGAGCACCTGCACCTGCACATCCCTGGTGTTCAGGTTGTGGGTCACCACCTCGGGACTGGCCGTGCCGGTGAGAGCGGCAGCGTACTTGCCGACACCTCCTGCTGGTGCCGACCAGGTGCCGTCCGCTCGCAGGAAGGTGGTCGTGCCTCCTGGTGAGTTGGGCACTGCTCCCGGAGTGCTCCCGGCGAAGCTGGTGATGGCGATCGTCCGGTCGGCCGTGAGGTTGCCGCCGCCAGTGATCGGAGCCGTGGTGTTGATGAGGCGACTGGTCGGAGCGATGACTCCTGTGTTGACAACAACCGAGTCGGCAGCGACCGTGAGGCTGGTGTCCCCAGCGACCACGTTGAGGGTGGCGTCAGCCGAGAGCGCACCACCACCAGTCAGGCCCGCACCAGCGATGACCTGCCGGGTGTTCGGTACGTTGGCGGCATCACCCGCCGTTACCGAGGCCACCGTGGCGATGACCGCCGTGTTCACCCGCACGTCGTCGGCGGCGACGGTCAGGGTGGTGTCCCCGGCGATGACGTTGAGCGTGTTGCCCACCTGCGTCATACCGGCGCCAGCAGTGATCGCCCCTGGACCGCCCGTCTGTGCGAACGCCAGACTCGTCGTACCGATCGAGATCGGGGCGTCCGTCGTCAACGTCCAGGTCGTGTCGGCCTGCGTCGTACCCTCACCGATGTAGATCGCCATGCCTACGATGTCGGTGCCGAACTGCGTGTCAGTGGTTCGTCCCCAGGCGCCGGAAGCGACGAAGTAGACACCGTTGCCGCTGGCCGTCGTCTGATTCTTGACCAGCACCCGATCACCGACGATGCAGGCCACACCATCGATCGTCTGCGTTCCGGTGAGAGCGATGTTGGCAGTGGTTGCTGCCCTCGCAGCGTCCTTCCACGACAGCCCGTTGACGAGGCCATCCACGTAGCCCTTGTTGGCGGCGTCGTTGCTCCCAGTGGGCGAGTTGAGGTTGGTGATCTTGAAGGCGCCCCAGTTCACATCAGCCGTGGGCGCCGCCAACGCTGAGATGGGGATGGTGGCGTGATCCGCAGCGACGTGGGTCGGGTTGCCGTGAAGGTGGTCCGACCGGGCGATGGTGGCTGCCGACCCGTTGGATGCAGCGGCACCGAAGGTGGACTCCCCGGAGATGGCCCCGAAAGCAGGCATCCCATGCTTGTGGTCCGTCTTGGCCGCATCGGTAGCGACTCCCCCGGCTGCTGCGTCACCGATAGCGGCAGTGGAAGGTGTCGTACCCAGCGCCGGGTTGCCGTGCGTGTGATCAGAGCGAGCTATTGTTGTCGCAACACCGTCGCTCTTGGCTGTGCCGAAGGCAGTGTCCGCAGTAGCCGCTCCAAAGGAGGGCATGCCATGAGCGTGGTCCCCTCGGGAGTAGAGAGCGCTCGCACCTGGCGCTGCCGCACCACCCACCGCCAACGTGGTGGTCGTGTCCGCTGGGACAGCACCCGCTCCACCCTGGGCGGCGACCCACTGCGAGCCGTTGTACCAGTACAGGATGTTGGCGGTGGAGTCGAAGTAGACCTGGCCCTTGACCGGCGACGATGGCGCCGTGCCCAGGTTCTGGACGACGGCGTTCTGTAGCTCGTTCTTGGAGAGGTTGATGGCTCCGTAGAAGGTGGGCATGGGGGTCCCCTAACTCAGGTACGCCTCGCCGCCGAAGGCAGCCGAGAAGGTCAGTTGGACGGTGGCGCTGCTCACGTAGTCGATCGCACCGGGGACCACCTCCCGGCCACTGGAATCCACGACAGAGATGTTGGGGTAGAAGGAGAGGCCGTGGGTGATCGTCCACACCGCCGAGGCCGTGGGCTGAACGTGCCGATACGCCAGCGTCTGAGCACCGGCACCGCCTGGCCCCTGCGGGCCGGTAGGACCAGGAGGACCCTCTGGTCCCTGCGGCCCAGTCGCTCCAGTCGGACCGACCAGACTGAGCGTGCCCGACTCCCCCGCCCCCGAATAGAACTTGACCGAGACACCGCTGCGGAACGAGCACGGCACGGTGCCCGGTGACCAGTTGCCCCGCCAGCGGAGGGTGGGTGTCTGGCCCTTGATCACCGGCACGCTGAGCAGGCAGTCCCCGATGGACTCCCACTGGTTCGGCCCCGGGCTGGCCATGTAGCCGAAGGCGATCCAATCGTTGCCGGTGGGGTCCATGTAGCCGGGGGCGTACACACCCTGGCGCACGTTCACACTGGTGGGAGAGTGCCCACCGTAGCCCCCGGAGACGATGGCCTCGATCCAACCGTCGAAGGCGACCTCGTAGCTGCCGTCGAGCACCACCAGGTCGGTGATGCCGGTGGTGCCGCTCTCGATCGACACCTCCTGGGTGACCACCTTGTACGGGGGCCAAGAGGCAGCGCTGGTGCCGCCACCCGAGGACTCCGACCCTGCCCACACCGGGCGCTCGGCCAGTTCGGACTCGAAGAAGACCCAGCCGCTGTCCCCCGCCACCGGGCGAGGCCCGGCGAACTCATAGACCACCACGTCCTCGGCGGCGAACAACTGAGGGACCTGGACCCTGGCCCGGTCCTCCAACATCTCCAGGCAGACAGCACGATAGACGCCGCCGTAGGCGGCGAGGGCGGTGTCGCTGCTGGCCATGTTGGCGCAGCGTACAGCGCCAGGGACCTACGGTGTTGCTGTCACATCATGGTTCTGGATGTAGGCGTCCGGGGCGTACACCTTGCGACGGGAGTCGGACGGTCGGATCACGAGCGTGGGCGGTGCGTACAGGAAGAGCGTCCCGTTGTCGTCTTTGGCGCCGAAGCTCTCGGTGGTGATCCACCACGACTCGAAGGGATGCCACTCCAGGTCGGACAGCCAGCCAAGCGACCACTCTGGATCTCGTGGTATCTCGTGCTTCGGGAGTCGCATGTACCGACCCAGGTCCTGGTCGATCAGCCATATCGAACCACGAGACTCGACACGGATCATCGGGCCGAGAGTACAGCCCGCTCCAGGTCCGTCAGGTCCCACACAGCGAGCACGCTCCACAGGTCGCCCCGGATGTGGCGCAGCAGCGCCGGGTCGATGGGCGCCACGTTGGTCCACTCCTCGACCTCCCACAGGACGTGGAAGCTGCCGATGCGGCCTCGCTTGGGCCGGTGCCGGGGCGGGACGTGGGGCACGATGGTCTGAGCGGAGCGCCACCAGCGATTCCCGGGCACTGACACTGACACCGAGTGCGGGGCGACGAGAGCGCCCCGGTTCTGCACCCGGTTGCTGTCCCGGTAGACGATCTCGTTCGAGCGGCTGTCCACCCAGCAGGTGCGGGCGTCGGCTCGGGCGATGGCGAGCTTCGGGAGTCGGGGGCACACCGGGTGGTCATCGGAGAAGAAGCCCCCGGCCTTGATCACCTGCGGGAGCATGATGATCGGGAGGCCACGAGCCGCCGCCTTGTACGCCGAGAGGATGGCTTGGTCCTCGGCGTCTCGCCGTTCCCTGACCGCCACCTCGTACTCTCGGACTCGCTCTTCGGCTACGTCCTCGGGAACGGTGATGGTGGTCAGGTCCATGGCGACCTCCTAGGCGGTGTGTTCGGCCTCCAGATCATAAGCCTCGGGGACGTCCGTGTGAACCTGCTGCCATTGGCAGCGGCTGCACCAGGCGACCTGGGGTAGGTCCCTTGCGTTCGTGGGTCGTTCGGTCTTGCCCAACATGACGTGGCCGAAAGCGTTGCAACGCACCTTCGATCGGCCGCTGACCAGGGTGTACACCGGGACGGAACCATTACGGCAGTTCACGCAACCGATGCCCTGGCACGCTGGGCACGGAAGTTCGTACCTATCCAGGATCTCGTAGCTGCTCCTTGCCATGCCTCCATCATGCGCCGTTGGAGGACGGATCGGAATGGGTCGTACGGATCAGCCGACGTTTCCGAACCTTGTACACTCTCCGTAGCAGGTCGTTCGCATGTTCGACAGTTGTCAGAGCGTAGTACTTCCCCACGTCCGTGGTTCCCCTACGCTTGATGATGACGAAGCCCGTCTCGGCGTCGGCGTTGACGATCTGAGCGTCCATCTCCTTGATGTACTGAGCCAGGCTGATCGTCTTCTCGTTCTTGGCCTCGATCATCACCGGGATGCCGTTGCCCAGGTCGATGTCTCCCTCGTCTCGCTGCCCCTTCATGGTGATGCGCCGGGCGTAGGGCCACCCGTTGCGCTTCAACCAGATGACGCTCTTGGACTCGTGCTCGGTTCCCGTCTTCTTCGATCGATTGACCATCAGGACCCCAACCACCAGGTCACGGCCCCTGCGGACCCCTGGCTGGCAGGCCACAAGGCCAACTGGTTGAAGTACAGGAGGCGTGGCCGGGTCTTCACGTTGAGCATCTTCGGTGTCAGACCAGGGACAGCCACGTGAGGGCGGAACTCGGTGTGCTCGGACTGGCTGTACTGCTGGACGGCGGCTCGCATGAGCGCCAGTTCGGAGGTCAGTTCAGACAACAGGACCGGCTCGTTGCGCTTCTCCCCGAAGAAGGCAGCGCCGATCACCTTGGCCCCGAAGGCGAGGGTGGTACGGGAGAAGTTGGCCCCGATGATGGCGAGTGCTGACAACACGTCGGTGCCAGGCTTCTCCCCAGGCCACACCAGGGTGAGGTGGGCGTCCTCGGGAAGGCCGGGAGTATGAGCGGGGATGAGCACGAGGGCGGTCACTTGGCTGCCGCCGTCTCGACACCCATCACCTGGATGTAGTGCTCCACCAACCGGGCGCTCTGGTGCCACGTCAACCCGGCGTCCGGATCGCCTTGCTGGAGACACCAGTACTCGTGGGCGATCAAGTGGCCGATGCCCCCCATGACAGAGCGCAGTGCGCACACCCGGTGCATCGGAGCGACCGGGTTGTTGTTGGCCGAAGACTCATTGCCCATCGGCTCCTCACACAGCGAACAGATCATCGTGTGAACTCCCGTCCCCGACCATCGTCAGTGTCAATGGACTCCATGGCCTTGCGATACCCGGCCTCTCGTCCGATCTCGATGGCGTTGGCGAACCACCCCACCATCCAGCCCTCATCGATCAACGGCTTGCCCAGGTACTCCAGCTTGCGGGCCACGATGCACCACTCGGTGGCCCACACCATGGCGTCGGTCGTGCTGTAGAGCCGCTGGATGCGCAGCAGGTCGGCCTCGTCGTCCTCGGGCACCACCTGGCTGTCGGCTGACGCCTCCGCATCCAGCCTGATCGCAACGACGTCGTCCTCAGGTGTTCCATCCTGCATAGCGCCCCTCCACAGGTGCTCGTCCGATACGGCGTGACAACTCCCTCGATAGCAGGCTTGCGTCCCGCTCCATGTTCCCGCACAGCACCATGAGCACCTTGCGCCGGGACCACGCCGTCGTCACCCGCTGGCGAGCAATGACGATCTCGGGATCGGTGTCCCGCTCGGCCCTGGCGAAGGTCACCTTGTCCTTGGGTCCCCACCCTGCCATGGACGTGGCCTCCAACAGCTTCAAGTCAGCCTCGGCGTTGCCCTCCTCCACCTCGGCCTCCACCCGCAGCACGTCCAGGTAGTCGTTCCACGCCACGTACAACGAGAAGAGCCGCATCAGGTGCGGGTCCGCTAGCTCAGCCAGGTCGATGGGTACAGCCGGTATCGGCTCAGGAGGCTCGCTTGGTAAGAGCACGCCTGCGAACATTCGCTGCGGCTCGCTTGACGGGCGTTGCGACCGGCGTCGGATGGTCTTGGTGTTGTTCATGGTTCAGTTTCCAGCATAGAGCACGGTACGGACAGCTTCGACAGATGCGAACCTGCTCGTCAGCGGCCCAGGGAGGCCGCTGCGGTGGTCGTCCGATGTCCAAGGCGTCGGTGACCATCTGGGCACCGGCCAGCATCCTCTCCACCCACCGTGGCTGGTAGGCGACCACGAACTCCTTCACCAACTGGCGGGGCTTCCACTCGTAGATGAACACCATCTCGTGGGGCACCGGGACGTCACTGGTGGCACCCCGGATCGCCATGTACAGGTAGAGCAGGCCCTGTCGGATGTGGCTGGGGAAGGGCCGGTTGATCTCCATCCAGATCTTGTCCAGGCTCTCGTTGTTCTCATAACGCTCGTACAGGTCGGGCGCCTCGAACCGGAGAGTGCCCAGGCTCACGCTCTTGATCTCCAGCAGCCGGAAGGGTTGGCCCTCGATCATCAGCCCGCCGTCCGACTTGCCCCCCATGTGCAGGTGGTCGGCGTACAGGGGGATCTCGTGGTACCGCAGGAACCGGAGCGGGGCCTGGCAGTAGTAGCACTCCTTGGGGGAGCGGTCCCACCACGACTGTTCACACAACTGGCAGTAGAAGACGCCGTAGAGGGTGCCCATCTCCCACAGCCAACGCTGCCACTTGTGGTGGATCTCGTGCCCCTCCTCGAACACGTTCTCCATGTGGAAGCTGGGGTTCTGGCTCTTGGGGTCCACCGGGTAGCCCCGGAGGCGGTAGTAGTCGTGCCGGTGGCACCAGTCCCCCTTGGCCATCTCGCTGGGATGGAGGATGTCCTGGCGCCGGTCCGGCTCAGGCTCCTGACTCTGTCTGAGCACGTGCTTGCGCACGTCGGAGAGGATGACCGTCTCGTCCCCCACGGTGAGGTTGCGTGTCTCGATGAGCACCCTCTTCGACACGCTCACCGCTCCCACTCCTGCTCTCGCAGCACCACGTAGTTGTGGCCCTGGATCTCGATGCAGAACGCAGGCTTGCGCCCCTCCACGTCGGCCTGGTGGCCCAAGGTGAGCAGTTCCTGGAGGGTGATGCGGTACCCCTTGTTGTCGGTGGTCTTGGCCTCCACCAACCAGTCCACATTGCGCACGTCGGCCTTCCTGACCCAGCCGTTGCCGGACCCGGCGTTGCGAGTGCCCCCAAGGAGGTTGGCGAGCCGGGACTCTTGCTTCTGCCAGGGCTTAGGCACGCTTCAACGCCCGCCTGGCCTTGGCCGGGGCGGGGTCGTCAATGTCAATGCCCGGCAGGGCGAGGCCACGGATGGCCTTGGCCAGACCTCGTTGTAACAACTCATCCTGATCGACTGCCTCCCAGAACTTCTCCTTGCCGTTCCACTTCTGCCCAGCAAAGTAGTACCAGGCCCCCTTCAACTCCACGACACCCAGGTCCATGCCGATGTTGGCCAGCATCTTCCCGATGTCATAACGCCCGGCCCGGTGGTTGCCGTCGTCCTCCCAGTAGAAGTCGAACACGGCTGAGCGCTGGGGCGGCGCCGTCTTGTTCTTGATGATGCGGGCCTTGAACGTCTGGCCCACCCGGTGCTTGTCCGGCCCCAGCCAGTCATCCCGGCGCACCTCCACCCGGGTCATGAAGAAGAACTCCTTGGCCCGCCCGTTGGGGCTGACTCGGTTGTCGCCGTACATCACGCCGATCTTCTCCCGCCACTGCGAGATGATCAGCCCGAAGCAGTTGCGGTCCGGCTCGGTGAGGCTGCGGCGCTGGGCCACGCTGGACTTGCGCATGAACTTGCCCGTCAGGCGAGCGCCGAGGCCCACCTGCCAGTCGTCCATGGCCTTCTCGTCCTCCTCGGTGGGCGTGAGCGAAGAGAGTGAGTCGATGACGACGGCGTCCACGAGGCGCCCGTCGATCATCTCGCAGACGATCTGGTAGGCGTCCTCCATCACCCGGGTGTCAGCGATCATCACCCGGTCGAGATCGACCTCGCACGTCTCGGCCCAGGCGGGTACGAACGGCTCGGCGGCTATCCACAGGGTGTGGAAACGCTTGTGGATACGTTGGTTGGCGGCGATCGTTTTGAGAGCGAGAACCGTTTTCCCATGGGACGGTTCACCCAGAAGCTCGGACCAACAGTTCATGGCCCAGCCGCCGCCCAGCGCCATGTCCAGGGCCAACGACCCGGACGTGATGCGGGGGATCTGGTGGTTCTTCAAGTCGGACCCCCGGATGAGGGTCCCTTCCCCGAGGTTCTTGTTGACCCTCGTCAGCACCGTGTCGAGAGATGTGTCAGGCATCCGGCCTACGGTACTCCTCGTAGGATTCCGTACGTGACTGACGACGAACTCGAAGCGACCTTCCCCGAACTGCCCTGGCGTGAGCCGGTCGAGCTAGCGCTCGTGGACGGGAGCAAGAGAGGCCTGGCATGCCGCCTGTGTGTTGCCCACTACGGCATCCAGGCCTCCAACATCGACCGTACCATGCACTCTCGTGAAGAGTATGACGCTCACATGGCGGCGTTTCACCCGTTGACGGCGACGGCTCCCTGACCCTGCACGAAGAGGCCGTTGAAGCCGCACGACTCACACAGTGGTGCGGCTTCACGCCTGCCCTCGAAGCGACGGAAGAGCACCCCTCCGCACTGCGGGCAGTCGAGCGCCGCCTTCTGCCCCTCGCCACCCCTCCAGAACTTCGCCATCTCCAGGAAGTTCTCTGGTGTCACAGCACCACGAGGGATGGTGCGGGTGTCGATGTTCGGCACCTGCTGCTGTTGGATCTGGCTCCAGGGGATGGCCCCGTTGCCGTTGGGCTGCTGGACGGGCACCAGTTGGTAGCCCGGAGGGGCCTGATAGCCCGCTGGGACCTGCTGCTGGGGCACGTACGCTTGGGGGGCCGCAGGCGCTGGCGACCCTCCTCCCAGTGCCCTGCGGTACCAATCCTGTGCGCTCACGCTGCCGTCACCTCGATCTCACCTGCCATCTCCAAGAGGTTCATGACGGCCAGAGCGTACGTCGCCAGCCAGGCCACCCGCTCATCTTCGTCCTCCACCACGCTGAGCACGGCCTCGCAGTCCCGGGCAGCCTGGGTCAGGATGGCGCACAGCTTCCCGTTGCGAGTGAACCGGCCCATGCGGGCACGAGAGTCCCCGACCTCGGCCTCCAGCACCTCGGCTGAGGCCGCAGGCAGGTCGAACAGCCGGGCGATGGCATCACTGCCGACCGGCCAGGACATGTCGATGAGGAAGGCCCGCCGCAAGCTCGTCAGGGTTACCCCTTGGCCTCGCTCCACCTCTTCGCTGTTCCGCATGACACCACCAGTGGGACGTTGAGAATCGGATCTCCGTTGGCGAAGCATATCCCGGACATCGCTGTCACAACGGCCGCTTTCGCCTGCTCAGCCTCGGCTTCGGGGACGGCCGACAGCAGTTCGTCATGAACAGTCATCAGCATCTGGTACGGCGTGTCCTGGAAGGCCCGGTCCACCCGGATGATGGCGATCTTCATGATCTCGGCCGCTGTGCCCTGCACCCGGTGGTTGATGGCCTGCCGCTCAGCCCTCGACTTCAAGGCGTTGTCGCCGCTGTAAAGCTCCGGCAACCTGCGCTTACGTCCCAGAAGTGTTGTCACAAATGGGGGCTGCCCGTAGGGGTTCTTGGGGTCCCCCCGCTTCCACGCCTCCAGCAGGACCCGGCGCTTCCAGGGCTGGATCATGGCGAAGCGCTCGTAGTACCGACGCACGAAGAGCTTGGCCTGGCGCTCGCTGGTACCGGACATGGCGGCGACCTTCTGCCAGCCTGCGCCGTAGCCCACGGCGAAGTTGAGGGGCTTGCCGATCTTGGAGCGCTCGATGGGGGTGACTTCCTCGATCTCCTTGCCCAGCACCGCAGCCGCTGTACCAGCGTGGATGTCCTCACCCCGCTGGAAGATGCCCTGCATGACCGGGTCCCCCGAGAAGTGGGCGATCACCCGCAACTCGATCTGGTCGTAGTCAGCCACGATGAGGATCTGCCCGTCCGGGGCGATGAATAGCCCCCGGATCGAGGAGTCGGTGGGGATGTTCTGGACGTTGGGGTCACGGCTGCTCAGACGCCCTGTCACCGTGCCCTGTTGTGTGAATGATGTGTAAACGTAATGTTGACCGTCCCGCTCGTGCATCCGGTCCCGCAGGCCCACGATATAGGTGGAGTGCAGCTTGGCGGCGGCGCTCCACTCACTGAACAGCCGGGCTAGCTCGTTCGTCTCGCTGTAGTGCTCCAGGGTGAACTGGTTCAACTGGGGCACGCCGGTCTTGGCCGTCCAGGTGAGCGGCTTCAAGCCCTGCCCACCCTTGACCTTGTCCTTGGGCATGAACAGAAGCTCCCGCTTCTTGTTCACATCCGTCATCTGGAACGGTCCGTCAGCGATCTGCCAGGCCCGGTTCTCGATGAGGGTGATCTGCTGGCGCAGGTCGGCGCCCACCGCCTGCATCTCGTCAGTGTCAATGGCGGCGCCGTTCATCTCCATGCGCATCACAGCCGGGTACACGTCCATCTCCAGCCGGAACACCGACTCCAGCCCCTGCTTCTTCAAGCGCTCCCGCAGGTGATGTCGCAACAGCCAGCAGAGATAGGTGTCCTTGGACAGGTAGCGGGCCACGTCCATCAGAGACTCGTTCATGATGGTCTTGCCCAGCTTGGGGTAATAGGTCCGGCGCTGATCCAGACCTACCACCCGGAGCATGTCTAGTACGCACTCCTTCAAGTCGTAGAGGCGCCGGTTCTCGTCCACGACGTGCTGCATGATCATCGTGTCCTCGTACGGCCCTGGTGGTAGCTCGCCGCCGTAGTACTTGGACACCGTCATCAGGTCGAACTTGACGTTGTGGCCGATCTTGATCTGGTCACTGAACAGCAGAGGCTGTAGCTCCTCGAAGACGACAGCAGGGTCCAGTTGCTCGCCGGGGTCCCCGAACACGGCCGGGTAGTTGACCTTCACCTTGCGCATGGACAGCGTGCCGTTCTGGAGCACGGCCCGTAGATGGTCGGGCGGTAGCTCCATCTTCGAGTGCGCTCGCTTGATGAGCCGCCCGTGACGCTGCCCGATGGGAATGAGGAAGCACTGACCATGGGTGGCGAGGCCGACCCAGGTGACCCAGTTGGTCTTGGTGAAGACGCCGTCCGTCTCGACGTCGATCACGAAGGCGTCGTACTGGGAGCAGCGGGCGACCGCCGTCTTCAAGTCGTGGCGGGTGCGGATGAGATACGGCTCGACCACCATTGCCATTGACGGGACTGTAGCTCCCGGCCCCTCACACGCCGAGGACCCCCGGCCACTTCCTGGGAGGGAAGGAAGGCCGGGGGTCCTGAGGTGGAGTGCTCTGGAAAGAGCGGGCAATCCGGAGCCAGGAGAGTAAAGCACAGGTTCCGAACCCTGTCAACCTCCCCAGCTACGTCCTTCCTCGGGCGGGGTGTCGCCTGCGAACTCAGCCGCTACCTCGTCCATCGTGGCCTTGGGTGAGATGTCCACGATCTCAGCCGTGTACATGATGAGCTTGTCGATCTTGGCCTGGGTCAACGGTGGGGTGGCCCAATCCTCCAGGAGGTCCCGCTCACGGACGGGGTTGACCATGGTGGTCACCTGCTGACGCTGGGTCGCCTCGCTCTTCGACACAGCGAAGTAGAGGCCTGGCCGATCGAGTGGCCCGATCTTCGGGTCGTTGGCGTACGTCTTCAACTGCTGGGTGATCTTCACACCCGTCTCCCACGACTTGATCAGGGCCTCGCCGTCGTCCTGGCAGAGCGCCACGTTGAACGCCGTCACGGCGCCCGGCTTGTCCCCGATCATGCAGAGCGGGCAGTCCTTGCCCACGCTCTTGTAGCACGTGTAGGCCCGCTTGCCGATGCCTACCCGGTCGATCCAGTGTCGCCGGAAGGCGGCATACGGCTTGCCCTCCAGGAACCGGATGATCTGTGTGTCCTTGCCTGGCTTGAACGTCTGTGCGTAGCTCGACGTGCTGTCGATGACTTCCTGCGAGGCGCCCCATCCGCCACGGATGTCCTCGCCTTCGTCTTCGTCTGGACCTGAGAACCCGCCCCCATTGGTCATTGCCGATGCGTCATACTCCTCCGCTTCCTCCACGATGGGAGGGGCAGCGGCGGGAGCAGGCTGACGCCTGATGATCCGCTTCGTTGCCATGAGGTGTTCCTTTGGTGGTGTTACGAGTTGCGTTTGGTGTGTTGCTGTAGTGCGAGGAACGCCGTCACCAGTTTCCTGGTGAAGAGCGGAGAAGGCGCCTTACCGTCCAGCACCCCCTCCTCCTGCGCAACCCGAATCATAACCTCCACCTGAGCACGGCTCCACAGCCTGTCACCAGCCTCTTTGACCTTGCTGCGCTTGGGCGCAGCAGCCCGGAACGTGGCCGGTGGGATGACCTGCTTGCCCTCCCACCACCGGATGGTTCTCGACGTGCGGTTGAGGGCGAGGGCCACCTGCCCCACGGTGAAGAACTCAGTCTTCACACCATTCACAAAGTAGTGCCTGGGCTTGGCGTCCCAGGCGTCTGGCATCTTGCGCTCGGGCCGAGGCTGGTCCCGGAGCGCAGGCTTGCGCTTGCCGGGGTAGTCCCTCAGATCATCGAACATCCCATCGATGTCGCTCAGCGCCGTTCACCCGTCCGTAGCTGTCGAGCGATCTCTTCGGCGCAGGCGACGGCCCGCTTGCAGATCCAGTCCTGCTTGAAGTCGAACTCACCTGGACCCTCGAACGACCCATCGGTCAGTCGCACTCCACCAGGTGGGTCGTAGCGCCCGCAGGCGCAGCACGTCTCACCCTTCACAGCTTCACCCGGTCAGCGATCAGCGCCCACGTCTCCTTGACGTCGTAGAGCTTGTCCAGGTCGGCGTCGGAGATCTCGCCCTTGAAGTTCTTGTCGAGGATCTTCTCCTCCGAGAGCATGACGACCGTCTCGGTGCAGGCCTTGTACAGGCCCTTCTCCCGCAGGTACTCCTCGGCCGCTTCCTGGTTGAGGACCCGGCTCACCCGGCGCTCACGCTTCATACCCTTGACCCGGCCTTCGACCGGATCGTCGGGGAAACGAACCCAGAAGCTGCCCTTGTCGTCCACCGTCCCCTGGTCCACGAGGGCTTCCATGAGCATCCCCCGATGGGTGGACACGTCCTTGGAGAACCGCTCGACGGCATCGCTGGCGAGCAACCACTGACGGGTAGCGGTGCGGATGTCGATCGGCGTGCGCTTCACCACACGGCGGCGCTTCGGCCGATCAGGTTCAGGGGTCGGTGCTGCTTTCCCAGGCATGCTTGACAGTGTACCCAGGAACCGATCCACGCACAGTAGGTCGTTCAGCCCATGTTCAAGCGGGTAGAAGACCAGGTAGAACAGTAGAATGATCAGGAGAGTCATCACACTCGCCCTGCTCGCAATGGGGTTGGCGGCAATACCTCTAGCGCCCTCCCCTGCGAGTGCGGCCCCGTCCGTACCCACCGGCTTCAAGCTCGTCCAGTATGACGCTGGAATGTTCGAGTATGACCTGACCAACTTCGTGGTCATACCCGGCACTCAGACCATGCTGGCCACCGGCAAGTCGGGGCGGGTGACACGTGTTGACGTAACAGGCGACGGCATGGACGCCTCGGACGCCACCGCCACCATCATCGGCAACATGCCCGCCTACTACCAGGGCGACCGAGGCCTGCTCGGCATCTCCCTGGCCGGTGACTACGCCACCACCAAGCACGTGAACATGCTGTGGGACTACTGCCAGTCCACCACCCTGGCCTCCGATGACCAGGCCTGCATCCCCGATGGTGGCCTACCGACTGGTCGGTTGAGCCGGATGACCCTCCTGGGTCCGGCCACCGCTCCCACCGGCATCGACTTCACCAGCGAGGTCGTGCTCATGGACAACCTGCCGTCGTGGTCGCCCACCAACGGGGCCGTCTGCACCGACAGCCACACCGTGGGCACTGTTATCACAGCACCGGATGGCACCCTGTACGTCGGCAACGGTGACGGCTCGTCCTACTGCGGCGCCATGGACCCGTCGTCCCTGTCGGCCCAGGACGTGTTCTCGCCTCGGGGCAAGATCTTCCACATCAACCAGGACGGCACGCCCGTCGCTGACAACCCCTTCATCGCCGCCAAGATCAACGGCCAGAACGACTACCCCATCCGGGACGAGTATTGGGCGCAGCGGGTGTGGGCCTACGGCCTCCGCAACCCCTTCCGCTTCTCCCTCGACGGCTCGACCCTGCGGGTCGGGGACGTGGGCTGGAACACCACCGAAGAGCAGGACGTGGTGAACAAGGGCAACAACCTGGGCTGGCCCTGCCTGGAAGGCACCACGGTCACCACGCTGGACAACAGCCCCGAGTGCAACGCCACCTTCACCGATCCTCTGCTGACCTGGCCCCACGTTGAAGTGGGTCGGGCCGCTCAGTCGGCCGCAGTCGGTGGTGTTGTCGTAACAAGCAACTACCCGGCTGCCCAGCAGGGCTACTGGTTCGGTGACTACGCCCGAGGCGATCTGTTCGTGGGCGACCACCAGCACCCCTTCGGTGCGCTCGGCCAGTGGGGGTCCATCACCAGCATCCAAGCGGGCCTGGGCGGCGACGTCATGGTGTCCGACATCGGTGCGCCTGGCACCGGGGCCGGTCACATCACCCGCATCCACTACCTGGGTGGCGACAACGCCGTACCCACCGCTCGCCTGGTCGGCACACCGCTGATCGGCCTGTCCCCGTTGGGCGTGACCTTCTCTCCCTCCGCTGGCGACACGGACGGCACCATCCGCACGTGGACCATGGACTTCGGGGACGGCTCACTGCCCCTGTCGGCGCTCAACCAGCCCCCGGCCACGGTGAGCCACACCTACACGTCGCCCGGCTCCTACCGGGCCATCCTGACGGTCAGCGACGACCTGGGCGCCACGGCCTCGGCCACGGTGACCGTGAACGTGGGCAACAACGCCCCCGTCCTGAACGTGGTCCCGCCCCAGGGCCTCTTCCACGTCGGTGACGCCCTCCATGTTGACGCAACAGTGCGGGACCCCGATGGCGACGCCGTCAGCGTCCAGTACCAGCCGGTGATCCACCACTGCCCCTCACCTGGCGAGTGCCACGTGCATCCCGGCGCCTTCCAGGACAGCCCGGACTTCGTCTTCCCCAGCCATGGGGACGACACGCCGGACTACTACCTGGAGATCGTGGTCAAGGCCACCGACTCCCGAGGCGCTGTCGTCCAGCAGTCGGTGACCTACCTCCTGGACCAGACGGTGCCCCCGGTGGCGCCCCCTGTGGTGCCTCCTGTGGCGCCTCCGGTGACCCCGCCGCAGATCCAGGGCCTCCGGTTCACTCAGCAGCCCGCTGAGCGCCTGGTGGACACCAGGACGGACGCCCAGCCGGTGCAGGCCGGTGAGCAGAACGCCATCAACCTCGGCGGGCACAGCGCCGCCATGCTCACGGTCACGGTGACGCAGCCTCAGGACACCGGCTTCCTGCGGGTGTACCCCTGCGGCACGGTCCCGGAGAACAGCACGGTGAACTACAGCACCGGGCAGACGGTGAGCAACGTGGCGATTGTCACGATCCCCGCTGACGGGTGGGTCTGCTTCTTGTCACAACAGACCACCGACGTGGTGATCGACCTGTCGGGCTACTTCGATAGGGACGGAGCGCTGGGCTACCAGCCGGTGGACCCGACCCGGGTACTCGACTCCCGACCCAACGCCTTCCAGGCAGGACACCAGGTGGTGTTCAACCTCGCTGAGGCACCGGCTACGGCCGAGGCCATGATGCTGAACCTCACGGTGGACCAGCCCCAGGCTGATGGCTACCTCAGGGCCTACCCCTGCGACGCCGAGGCCAACACGTCCAACGTGAACTACGCAGCGGGCCAGACCATCGCCAACTTCGCCGCCGTGGAGGCACCGGGAGGCACGCTCTGCTTCCGGAGCTTCGCCAACACGCAGGTGATCGCAGACCTGGCGGGCTGGTTCGTGGGTGCTGATGGCACCACCCTCACCGCCGTGGCTCCGTCCCGGCTGTTCGACACCCGCAGCACACCGGGGTTCAGCCGCCTGGCTCCCGGCCAGGAGCTTGCCGTGGACCTGGGCCTGCCCCGGGGCATCGCAGCGGCGGTGCTCAACATCACGGTGGCTGACCCCTCGGCCAATGGCTACGTCCAGGTGTACCCCTGCGGGACGACCACCAAGACGTCATCGGTCAACTACACGGCCCACCAGGTGAGCGCCGCCAACATGACGGTGGTCAAGGTTCCGGAGACGGGTCAGGTGTGCTTCAAGAGCTTCGCCGCCACCGACCTGATCGTGGACCTGAGTGGGTGGTTCGGTGACGCTGTCACAACACCCCCGTCTGGTCCTGACCCGAACACCGTGGCCAAGTGCGCCGACTTCCCTGGTGCCCTCGGCAGCGTGCAGAACCACAACGCCGCCCAGGCGTGGTGGGACTACTACCGCAGCCCCGCCATTCCCAACCCGGGTGGCCTCGACCACGACGGCGACGGCCAGGCGTGTGAAACCTCCTAGCCCGACTTGGGGGTAAGGCTAGGACACGGCGAAGGGCCGGGGTGCTCGACCACCCCGGCCCTTTGTCTTGCCCGCCGTCAACCGACGTCGTCGGTGCCGCCGCTGCCCTTCCCGATGCGCTTGCTGGACGCCTGTCGAGAAACCTCGGGCGGGAACTCCACTCCTTGGGCGTCCCCTTCCTCGACCTCTTCGGGGGTCAGCGACGCCTTCATGGCCTCCCGGACCGAGTCGGCGCCAGGCGGAAGCTCATCGGTGTTGCCCGCAGGCATGCCCGACATCGCCCCCCGTACGGCGTCGTTCTCCGGGTAGATGGCCGAACCGGGAGGGTTGACCTCGGCAACGGCCTCAGCAACCCGGTCCGTGACCTTCTGCTCCTCTTCGCCTTGGATGGCGACTTCGTCTGTGGTGTCAACATCGGACATTGGGTCCCCTTTCGTGGTCCATCAGGACGTCCGGGGCGCACTGTACTCCTGTGGCTAGGCAGCCTGGAGGAACCCCCGCAAGGTGTCGAGTGTCAATGTCAATCCGCCCTTGCCGTCGATGTGCATGCCATCGATCCACGTCTCGGCCACGGTGCGCTTCTGAGTCAACATGTCGAACTGGCGCTGCTCCACCGTGCCCCTACACATCATGGTGACAACGGTGACGTGAGGGAACAGGCTGGAAGTGCGGTCGATGCGGGCCACCCGCTGGGCGAAGGCCCCGGCTGACCACGGCAGGTCGTAGCTGATCAGGTAGTTGCAGTGGGGCAGGTCGATGCCGTACTGCCCGGCGTCCGAGGAGAGCAGGACCTGGCACGGCCCCTGGAACATGTCCAACGACTGGCGCCGCTGCTGGGCGTTCAGGTCCCCGGTGAGCATGACGGTGGCGATCTTCCGCTTGCCCAGGACAGCCCGAATCATGCGCAGCATGGGCTTGAAGAAGGCGAAGAGGACCACCTTGTTGGTGTCCGACTCCCCCACGATCTCCTCGATCAGGTCGCAGGCGGCGAGCATCTTCTGGTGGCCGTCGTCAGCTAGCTCGTCCAGGAAGCCCTCGTGAGCCAACCACGCTGCATACTTCGATCCCCGACCGGACTCCGGGTCGTCATACTCCTGGGCCGACTGGAGCAGCAGGGCCGGGTGGTCGCAGAGCATGCGCATGCAGGTGAGCCGGGCCATGATCTCGCCCATCGCCTTGCCCTTGGCGTTCTCGTGGTCGGAGCGGCCGTAGATGCTGGCCACGTCGAAGCTACCCATCCCACCAGCCTCTATGGCATGTTCTATGGCAGCCAGGCAGTCGTGTGCCATGAAGTCGTAGACCGCCCGCACCGCAGGGGATAGCTCGATCGGCATCTCCATCGGGATGATGGTGGGCAGGAAGTCCTCGATGTCCTTGCGGCTCTTGCGGTACATCACCGGAGCCATCGAGTCCCGCAGCGTCTCCATGTTGCGGTAGCGCACCGGGCGCCCGAAGTGGTCCCTGCTGATGAAGGTGCGGTCGAACTTGATGAACGGACCCAACACTGTTCTGTCAACAAACTCCATGATGGAGAACAGTTCCTCGGGCCGGTTCTCGATGGGCTGGCCGGTGAGGGCGAAGCGGTACGGCACCTCTTTGGCCAGACGCTTCAACACCTTCGAGCGCTGCGCCCGCATGCTCTTGATCTGGGTGGCCTCGTCAGCGATCAGGAAGTCCGGGACCGGCACCCAGTTGGTCAGTAGTTCCAGGTCGTTCCGAAGCGTGTCGTAGTTGCTGATGTTGTAGCGGTACCTACGGGCATGTTTGTACTGGAAGAGGCGGTGCTCACGTGTGCCATCGATGACCTGGCACGGCGCTCCTGTTCGGCGGCGGATTTCATCCAGCCATTGAAACTTGATCGAGTTGGGGCACAGGACGAACCCGGTGCGGACAAGGCCTTGCGCTGCCAGTAGTTCAACTGCGGCCAGGGCCGTAACGGTCTTGCCCGCTCCCATCGTGAGGGCGAGTAGCTGGTTCCCCCGCTCCACCATGCGTGCGAGGGCTTCCGCTTGATAAGGCCTCGGCTCAACGGTCAGAGGCCAAGACGCAGTGTCCGCTTCCATGCCGTGGTCAACTCCTCGTCGCTGCTGTAGTCCCCCGGGTCCTTCCCCTTGGCCAGACCAGAGTAATCCCAGCGTACGACCCCTGTCCGCTTCTTCAACTGGCGCTCCAGGCGGGGCATGGCCTCTAGCCCGGCAGAGTCGTTGTCCAACGCCAGGACCACACACCCGAAGTTGCGTGCCAGTAACTCGACCTGCCGGTTGCTGACTCCGGCGCCAAAGGAGGCCACAGCCGGGACTCCAGCCTGGTGGAGACGGACGACGTCGAGGGGGGACTCCACCAGGGCCACTCGATCGCTCTCGCAGAGGTGGAATCCGAAGAGGGTGTCACTCTTCTTGACCTCCTTGGGCCAGTTGTAAACACCGCCGTTCTGCTTCTGCTGCCAACCCCACAACGCCCCTCGGGGAGAACGAATGGGAAGCACCCAGCAGCGGTGCTCACGGTCGAATCTCACCTGGAAGAAGTCTGCCGCCGCCCGCAGGATACGGCGGATCTCCAGCAGCCGCTCGGGTACGGGGCGGAACTGTTCTGACAACGTCCACTCCATGTACCGCACCGAGTCGGCTAGCTCCCTCTCCTTGCGCACCGAGATGCGGTCCACCTCGGCGGCGAGGGAGCGCTTGCGGGCCTCCAGCACCACGTCACCCTCGGCGGGAGCACCCGTCAGGTACTCGACCAGCACGTCCAGGGTGGGGGTCTTGAAGTCGCACGAGAAGCAGTGGCCCACCAGCTTCATCTGGTTGAAGTAGAAGCTGGCGCTGCGGTCCTCCTTGCCCAGCCTCTCAGGGTGAGCCGGACAGTAGGCCCGGACCTCCAAGCCCTCGACTCGCATGACGTGCAACCCGATGGATTGCAGGTATGGAGTCAGGTCAAGCGATGTCGTCATACTCGTACCCTCCCGAAGCGTCTCCGCTCTCACCAGCCACACCTTCGACTTCCTCGACCAGACCTGTGTTCAGGTCCCATGCCAGGTGGAAGTCGATGCCCTGGGGACCGGAGCGGTTGCCCAGGATACGCATGACGCCGAGAGTGGGTTGATCTTCCAGTGTCTCGATGCCGATGACCAGGTCCCCGTCCTGGGAGAAGGCGCTCGTGTAGCCCATCCCGAAGAGACTGGTGCGGCCCTTGCTGATCTTCCCGGCCAACGTCTGGGTGGTGGCCAGGATGGCGACCTTCTGCGTCTTGGCCAAGCGCTTCAACGCCCGGCTGATGTTGGTCAGTGCCTGATGGTCCGAGGACCCCTGGAGGCCGGTCACCTCATCGGTCATGAAGTAGACGCCGTCGATGACCACCAGCGCCGGGTCCGTGTCCTGGATGAGGGCCTGGATGCTCGTGACGGTGGAGTGCCCGGCTGCGTCCTCGACACCGAGGAAGGTGGAGAACTGCTCCCGCACGTGGAGGAACCGGGTCATCGAGTGGAAGTGGTCCTCGGTGAGTTGAGTCTTGTCCCCTCGCACGATGTCGTAGGGGATCTTCCCCCACAGGGTGGCGAGCCGTTCAAGCTGCTCGTCGTTGGACATCTCGAATGTTATGAACACAACGGGGGCATACACGTGGACGTTGGAGGCGATGTAGAGCGCCGTCCACGTCTTGCGACTCTTGGCCAACCCGGTGAGGACGATGAACTGCTCGGGCCTCATGCCTCCGGTGTGCAGGTCCAGGGTGGGGATGCCGTAGGGGATGGAGGGCGTGCTGAACCCGTTCATCCACTCGGGCACCCGGCGCTTCAACAGGTCCACGTAGCTCACGTGCTTGGCCGGGGACGTCTCGAAGTGGGCCTGGAGGATGGCCTTCTCCATCACACTGACGGCGTCCTGCCCGGGATCGTCGCCCTCGGTGTTCAACGCCTCCACCACCTCCTGGGCGGCGTTGATCACGATGGCCTGGCGACGTCGGCTGGCGAGAGCGTCGATGTAGTACTCGGTGGGGTGCGGGTACTGCCCGATCTCGTATGACGGGTATGACTGGAGGATCACGTCGGGCGTGGGCGTGGTCCCGTACTTCTGGTAGTGCCGCAGCATGGAGCCGAAGACGGCCTTGTCCCGCTCCTCGGTGAAGAAGGCCACGGTGACACCCCGCTCGATGGCGGTGCCCAGGTCCTCGCCGTTGAGGATGCACGAGATCAACCCGTTGCCGTAGTCCATCAGAACTCGCCGTCGAAGAGGATGGCTCGACCAAGCTGGCCGTACCGCAGCAGGCGCTCCTGGTTGGTGTCGATGATCTCCTGGATGTTGTTGCGCCGCCACAGCAGGGACTTGGTGAAGTGGCCGAAGTCGAGATACGTCACCTCGGACACGTCGATGTCGTAGCGCAGGAACCAGTCGGCGGCGAGCGCCGCCACATCGGTGGAGATGAAGGTGACCACCTCCACCGGCACGCTGTTGAAGGCGTAGCGCATGATGGTCTTCACCGTGGTGAGGCCCCACACCCACTCGTCGGCCGGGTTGGGCGCCCACGTCCTGCGGATGCGCCCCTCGTTGTGGCCGGTGACGTGAGCGAGCGTGTCCTCTAGCACCAACAAGATGCGACGCTGTTCCCAGACGCCCAGATCACCATCTTGCACCACGCACCTCGATGGGGTTGACCCTTCGGTCCTCGCCCGCCAGGTTGATGGCCGTGTAGGAGTGCAGGAAGCTGCCCAGCACCTCGCTGACCGCCACCTGGTTGTTCATCGTCACGATGGTGGGCTTGCCCTCGTCCTGGCGGTATCGGAGGAACGGCTCCAGCAGTTCGCTCTTGCCGCCCATGCGCAGGGCGTCATCGATGACGAGGCAGGCGCACCGCTCCACCAGCCAGAGCCGGTCCATGACGTCGTCGGAGGGGTAGCGCATGTCCAGGAGGCTGTACAGGTCCCGGTCCCGTATGAAGGCGGTGGAGAACTGTTTGCCCCGCAGGTAGGTGATGAAGCTCGAAGCGAGCATGGTCTTGCCGGTGCCCGCAGGCCCGGTGAGGAGTAGGCCTTGACCGATCAGTTCGGGGAAGGGCGAGCCGACGAGGTAGGAGCGGAACTTGGCGAGCCACGACTTGGCGATCTCCCACTCAGCCGGGTAGTCCTTGGCACCACGGACGGCCCACTGCCTCGGCTCGATGCGAGCGAAGCGAGCGGGGATCGGCCAGACCTCGGAGGCGAAGGCTGTGTCCATGTGGGCAGCCACAGTAGTCACGTCTCACGACGGATGACACGCCTCCGCTTCCTCACAGGCTTATCCCCAGCAATGTCCCCAACCACCACAGTATGACCGTCGCCTCGGGACCCGGCCTGAGCAGCAGCGGCTTGACGCAGGTAGGTGGTGCGCCGTGCGAAGTACACGTTCCAACACGGCGTCTGTGGACCAAGGTCCAACGAGTCCACGTCGTTGCGGAAGTACTCGAACGACACCCGTAGTAGGTCCTCGGGGATCGGTGGTCGGCCGTCGCCACCCTCCAGCATCCACTTCATGTTGGCGTTCATACGGGGGATCGAGTCCCACCGAGGTACGGACAGGGGCACACTGTCCATCTGTCGCCAGAAGTGCTCCCGCAGTCGGTTCAGCAGTGCGGGGTCCTTCTTCCTCCGTCCACCTGTCGGCAGCGTGCCCTCCCATGCCGGGTCATCACCCCGGCGTCCGTCTCTGGCCATCCCGACATGTTGACAGGTTTCGGAACCGGGGGTAGACCACGCCGCAATCCGTCCGGCTCCGTCATCAGCTTCGTGCGAAGGCAACCCACCCGAGGCGGTAACCCCAAGCAACCGAGAGACATAGCAGACACGTAGAGAAGAGAGAAGCAACTACTCGTCGCCCCCTTCCTACCAACCCTCGTGGATGGTAGGGAGCCTCACCGCCCATCGTGGAACGTGTTGATCAGGGACGCACTCCAACAGCAACTCCTAGGCCGCAACACCATGAGTCGCCACTGGGACGGAGTCTTAGGACTCCGTCCCATTGACATTGACGGGCGCTAGTCCTGGTCAGCAGGCTCGGGACCCTCGTAGGTACACCAGTCGAGGTGTACATCCTCAGGGCGCTGGACGTGGCAGATGGGGCACTCCATGGTTTCCATACTCTCTATGAGGCAGGGAAGGCCCCGGAAGTGAAGGGTCGTGGCAAGTGTCACAGGCCCTGTCCAGGAGGCCCGGAGTATGAAGGGTAGGATGTACGTGCGCTCCAGCGCCCAGAGAAGGCAGCAGGAGCATGCAGGACAGGAGAGGCCCCCCGGTGTTGGTACGGGGGGCCTCTCTTCATGTCAGTGTCAATGCTCGTTCTGTTGCATACATGCCATACGGCCCATCAAGAAGTCAATGTGGGGCTTCTTGTTGACTCCTGCGAGGCCGAGGGTGTAGAAACCGAAGCCTACGAAAGGAAAGGCACCTTGCCTCGCATCACCATCCCGGCCTCCATCGAGGAGGTCACCACCAAGCTCAACGGCTTGGAGGCGCTGCTCACCACGAAGGAGTACGAGCGCTCAGCACTCGTCTTCGCCTTCACCCGTCCCAGCCAGGGCCAACGGTCAGACCTCTCCCGGAAAGGGGAGAAGTTGACCTTCACCGCCTTCGCCAAGCTCGGTATCGCCGGGCTGCGAAAGGCAGACACCGTGGCTGCGTACCACCAAGCGTGGATCGACGCCAACGGTGCCCTGGACATCGGTCCCGGTGACCGTGTCGAGTTGCCCGCCACACCCTGGCCCGGTCGCCAGGACGACTCGGGGAAGAAGCGCTACGTCGAGAAGGACGAGGCCGCTGTCGGCCGCTCCATCGCCCGCAAGGAACTCGACGTCGAAGTGCTGGCGCAGAACCTCTCCGATGCTGATGCTGCTGCCGTGGTGGCCCGCATCACTGAGGACCGGCCCACGATCGTGCGCAAGATCGAACGTCAGGCTGCCATCCAGGAAGCCATCGATGAGGGCGACACCGAGACGCTGAGCCAAGCCACGGCGAAGGCATCACAGAACCGCCGTGTGATCCAGAACCGCAAGCGCCTGGCCGAGGGCGACTGGCCCAAGGGCAAGAGGCCCAAGGTGATCGCCGCCGAGAACGAGGCGTTCCTCTTCGTCGTCGGGTTGCTCAACGAGGCCACCCGCAAGGTGGAGGAGTTCCGCACGGCGTGGGCCGGACTCGATCCCGATGTGCGGCACGAAGAAGACCTCGTCGGCTCGGCCAACGAGACGCTGGACCTCCTCGACATGGCTGCCACGGCGGCTCGTGGCGAGATCAACGGCACCATCGAAGCCGAACTCGACGCCATGGCCAGGGGGGAGTGATGACCCGCAGGAAGATGGACCCTCGTGACTCCGTCCACTACGTCCTGATCAACAACGTCATCACGTTCCTGGACATGAACGGCCCGGCCACGCTCGATGAGATCTGCACGGCCATCCAGGAACCGGCCCACAACTTCCGCCAGGCTCGCTACTCGCTGCCCGGTCGCCTGGCGATGGAGGACCGCAACGTGGTCATCCCTCGTCCGGTGAGTGACGAGGGCTTCCTGTACAAGCTGGCCGACGCCTGGGGGCCTACGGGTCCCGGCACCGGAGAGCCGAACGTGAAGAAGGCCGTCAGCGACATCCTCACCCGGCTGGCTGTCACCTTCGAGGACATCGACAACCTCACGCAGAAGGTGCCCGGCAAGACCTCCATCGGGAAGTCGCTGCGCAAGTTGAAGCGCTCCATGAACACCAGCCTGGATCAGGCTGAGGAAGTTGCCACCCTGTCCAAGACTGACATCTCGGACAGGGCGGCGTACATCCTGGAGAACCGTCCGTAGCAAGACGGGAAGCTAGCAGAGGCCCCTTCTTCGGAGGGGGCCTCTGTCGTTGTCAGCCGAACCGTGCCTCCATCTGCTGGATGGCCCGCAGTTGGAGCATACGGATGTGATCTTCCCACTCCGGGTCGTCGTGCCCGTTGAAGCGATGGTTCACGAACCTGATGGCACAGGGCGGGCACGAGAGCACGCCCCTGGTGTCTCGCTGGGTCGTGTCCCAGGGAAACTCGTCAGGTTCCCCGCACACCCGGATGGTGGGGAACCAGAAGCCCTTCTTGCGGCACACGTTGTAACACGTCACCTCCGAGTTCGGCCCCGCCTTGCGCTCCACTGGCACCAGGGTGTACACCCACAGCCCTTCCTTGGTGGTCGGAAGGGCTGTGAGCGTGCGGATCAGCGTGCGGGTCATCCCAGGAGGCCGACGATCTTGGACCGGGGGATGATGATGACGATCACGTCGTCGTCGCCATTGGTCATGACTGCTGACACAACAGCAGCGACGGCCTCCGGCTCGCCCTCGGTGAGGTTCATGATGGCCGTGATCAGGTCCCGCTTGCCGAGGCCCTTCGTATCTATGCCCTGACCTCGTGCGATGCCGGTGAGTTCGGGGACGCCCATTTTTTTCAGTTCGTCCTCTGTGTACACAACAGCCTCAGGTAGCTCCTCGACCGCAGCTACGACATCTTCGGCGGTGGGGGCCGCAGCCCTCTTGGCGGCTGCCTTCTTGGTGGGGGCAGCAGCAGGAGCCGCCGCCTTCTTCGCCGCCCCTGCCTTCTTGGTGGCACCTTTCACCGGCTCAGCAGCCACTGGTTCGGCATCCCCTTCCTCCTCGGCCTCCCCGAGGCTCAGCTTGCTCATGGCCCCGTTCAACTGGAAGACCTCGACGTCGGAGTCGATGGCGTTCTCGATGAGGGCCATCAGCGGCTCATCGTCGTCGGCGTCATCGGGGGGAAGAAGAACCAGGACGGAGCCGTCCTCCGGTTCAGCGGCCCCACGGATCTCCAGGATGCGCTCCAACATCCGTCCGTGAGGGTCTTCGTTCTGCTCAGCCGTCTGAGCGCCCTCGACGGCAGCGTCAGTGGCCGTGATCGTCTCGAACCACGTCTCGGTCTTGTTGGCCCACTCATAGATGACGGTGTCAGCCTTGGTGGGTTCGTCCTTCGCTTCCAGCAGGAGCCAGAAGTCAACCCCGTCAGCCGTGGCCTTCGCTTTGAGATCTGCGAGAGCCTTGGTGATCTCGGCGTTGGGGCCTACGCCGTTTCCGGCAATGGCATAGAGCATGTGCTCTCCATTCGTGCAGGTAGAAGCCCAGTTACCTTCGGGACGGACCCCGAAGAACACGGACTCTAATCCAGTCCCGCAGGGCCACGATCACCTGGTCGCCTCGGTAGAACCCGAAGGCGATCCCGGCCACGGCCGGTCCCCACCAGGGACTTTCGCTGGTGAGAGCCAGTCCACCGCAGGCCAGGGCGATCGACAGGGCCATGTAGAACCAGGCAGGAGCGGTGATGCCCTCGGTGGCGACCCGTACAACCATGAACACACCTAGCCCCACCAGGACGAACACCATGTTCGGAACCCTACGGCACGAAGATCTTGGGTGACCAGTCCTTCAAGGGGTGCCCAGTATCCGTCATACTCAGCACATCCCAGTGGGTGTACACTGCCGTGCCAGTGGGAATCCAGTCCTGCACGAGGCCAGGCAAGGTCATCTGGCCGTTGAAATAGCCCCCGAACAGGCGTGCTGCCGTCACATGGCGGTTGTTGTAATAACAAGAGTAGGACTGGTGGGCCTGGCCCTGCCACGAGAAGTCGTAGGGCGCCCCGGTGTCGGAGTCCCCGGCGAAGTAGTCGTGGAGGGGGTCGGTGGCCTCCAGCAGGCACAGGTCGAAGTCGAAGGACCCGTCCGAGATGATCTGGGGGATCACGGCCACACAGTCGTCGGAGGGCGCCAGGAGGTCGTCATACCGTGCCCAGTCGCTGTACAACGTCCGCTGATGCCCCTGGACGGTGGTGAGCACGCTGTATGTCTCGTCCAGACACACGAGACTCAGGGTGATCTTGGTGCCGGTGCCCTTGCGCACGTAGGCCGAGAACCGCATGCGGCCCTGGGTCGGGATGGAGAGAGACTGCACCACCTTGCCCGCCGCCCGGCCGAAGTAGTTGGACGCAGGCTTGTCCACACCACCCAGAACCCTGGCGATGGCAGCATCTGAGCGCCACCCGAAGCCGCCGACATCTTCGTAGCTCGGGTTCGGAATCAAGTTGACCCGCTGCGGATAGAGGTAGACGTGCTGGATGCGGGCCGACTCCCACGTGGTGGGGCCAGGAGACTGCACCACCGTGCCCCCGGCTACGTCCGCTGTGGTCCCATGCGTCACGTAGGAGAACAGCACCTTAGGGGTGGCGGCGATGCCGACGATGGCCCCTGGTGACACAACATTGCCGAACATGCTGTCGGTGACGAAGAGCCAGGGGTTGGTGAATCCCGCCTGGCTGCCCGCCAGGTACCAGACACCAGCAGCCACGAAGGTGGGCTTCGTCAGTGTCAATGCGTAGTCGGCCCCGATCGCCACCTTGGTGAGCGGCGCCGTCACCTGGGTGTTGGCGGTCCGAGTGATGCGGGTATAGCCGGTGGCGGCGTCAAGCTCCTGGAAGCCACCCGACAGCAGCAGTTGGTCGAAGGAGTCGGGGCTGGTGTCAGTCGGCACGGCGTAGCTGTAAACCAAGGCTAAACCTAGGTTTGTCCCGTTGAAGTTGAGCGAGCCGTCCGCCAGATGTGACAACAGATGCTGGTTCACGTAGGTGGTCATGCCGGATCTGGCCCCAGTATCGATTGTGGGCTATTGAGCAGCTTGGTGGACCCGAGGGTCAGGTACACGTCAGGCGGCAGCGGCACGATGGCCCCACCCACGCCCTTGATGCTGGTCAGCATGGCCCCCATGATGTACCGGGCAGTCATGGCTGTCGGTGCATGCCACCAGATGCAGGGGATGATGTAGCCGCAGATGCCGCCCGCTGGGTCGGTGACGAGGCCGTCGCCGCCCGAGGCGATGATGTGCTGCATCCGGTACTTGGTCCAGGCCCCGGTGTCGGACAGGTAGCCGTTGGGGGCGTAGGTTGTGGCGTCCTGGTAGACGCCCTTCAAGACGCCGTTGGTGTCGTAGGCGACCCACGAGGCGACCACCTGAGCAGTCGGGCCAGCGGTGGGCTTGACCATGTTGAAGCTGAACTCCCACAGTTCCCCGCCTCGCACCGGGATGCCGAACTGGATGGCGTCCGGCAGGCCCCCAGTAGATCCGGTCGGGCTGAGGCCACAGACGATGACGAAGTCGGTGTAGAGGTGCGTGGTCGCCAGATCGATGATCTCCATGATCCCCTGCCCGGCGCTGGGCACCGGAGGGATGGGCGGGCTGGCGTTGCCGGTGTACTTGCGCAGGACCAGGTTGGCCCACTGGTCCCCAGGCACCGCAGGCGTGGCGTGGGAGATGGCGTTCTGGAATGTTGTGATAGCAGAGTTGAGGAACTTCTGCCAGTGCCCCACTCCATTCACGAACTCGGCGTCGTCCGGCGTGAGCAGGGAGTTTCCTCCCGTTGTCACATCACAGCGGTAGTTGCTGGCGGCGTAGATGAACGCCTCCAGGCCGATGGAGGTACCCCGCAGGTCCTCTAGCTGGGTGAGGCCACCCACCAGGGTGCGGTAGCGAGCGCCGCCGAGGGCCTGCTCGATGGGAAGGCCCAGGTTGGTGCCCAGTAGCTGGACGAACTTCAAGGGCGCCCGGTCCGGGTCGTAGACGTTGAGCACGCCGTCGAGGAGCGTGCGCTCGTAGTCGTTGTCATAACCCAGGATGGCCGTGAACTTCCGCAGCGGTCCGTTGCGCCCGTCAGCCGCCTGCTGATCGTCGGTGGACTGGTAGAACTGCGGGATCAGGCTGAACAGCTTCTCGGCGGTGCCGTAGTTGCGGGGCACCAGCAGCGCCACGGTGGCCGCAGCCAGCCAGGTGGGGGGCGAGCCGAAGTACAGGAAGAGCGTGTAGTAATACCAGTAGCCCCCGGTGAGCGGCGTGTCCATGACCATCTGGCTGAACTGGTCCGGGTCGTGAGGATCGTGGCCCTCCTCGTACCAGACCGGCACCCCGTCCAGCGGTGTGGTGGGAGGCCCGAAGGCACCCCGCACCAGTACCGCCTCAACCCACGGCACGGTGGGGGGAATCCGCACCGTGACGAGGCCAGTGTCATACCCGATGGGCATGCCGTCGAGAGTGGTCCCGTCCACGATGTCGAACGGGACCTGGACGGGGCCGTACCGCAGCGCTCCGTGCCATCCAGCGGTCGAGCGGACGACGTCGCCGCCGATGGTGCGCCGGATGGTGAAGGGGCGGAAGTCCGTCACGTCAGGCCCCCGATGGGGGTGAGCACGAACTTGATCGTGTCGGTGGTGTCGAGCAGCGGGATGAGGATCGGGCTGGCCGTGAGGTCACCGATGGCGGGAGCCACAAGGGTGCTGTTGTCGGCGGCGTAGAACTGCATGGCCTTCAAGACGATGTAGTCCACCCCGGTGACGGCCAGCGCAGCGTGGTACACGTCGCCCTGGGAGTAGAACTTGCCGAAGTCCGAGGAGTCGAAGGCGAAGAGGGCGGTCATGGCGTCCCGCACGCCATTGGCCACGGTCAACTGGCCGAACTCCTTGCGGACGTGGACGTCGAGCGCCAGGTGGATCTGTTGATACAACTGCTCGGAAGTGCTCAGCGGGTGGACATCGACAGCGGTGCCCACCAAGGCCCGCTCGGTGAGGTAGGTGTCCACCGCTGCCCGCAGGTCAACCGAGGGGTAGCCCCCGCCCACCGGGGCGATGTACACCTTGATGTTCGTGTAGAACTGGCCCGTTGCTGTGGCCTTTGCCACACCGGGTACCTGGTGGGCCAGGTCTGCGAAGTCCTGGAGGGTGATGGCCCGGTCCCGGAGCTTGGCCGCTCGGGGGATCGAGTAGCGCATCTGGTCGATCGACTCGTTGTCAGCGCCGCCGTTGCAGGGGCTGTCGGCGGCGTTGACCACGCTCACGCCAGCGATCGGTGGTGTGATCTGGGTGATGGTGCCCCCGGCCACGTTGCCTCGTGCCCCGGCGCCGTAGCGGTAGGAGCAGGTGACCTGAGCGCCGTTGGGCGGGATGCGCCCGGCCACGTTGTCTCCGAAGACGATGTGCAGGAACTGCTGGTCGTCCAGGTAGGTGGTCCACACCGAGGCGTCGGGGTCGGCCACCACCAGGTTGTCCACGTAGCTCCACTCGATGACGGAGGTGTCCGTCTCCTGCACGTAAAGCCGGGTGCTGCGGTGGATCACCCCGGCGTTCATCAGCACGTACTCCTGCATGGGGGCGCCGTTGGAGATCGCCACGTACTCGGTGGCGATGGTGCGGCCCTCGTTCACACCGATGTCAGCGGTGCGCACCGACTGGCCCAGGTAGGCGTTGGTGGTCGTCTCGAAGAAGACGGCCCCCTGGCCCTCGCTCTGGCCCGTCTGCACCACGGTCCCTGACGGGATGGTGGTGGTGCTGTTCAGGTAGGCGGTGTCGTCCAGGGTGAAGGTGACGATGCCCGAGGCAGCCTGCTGGGCGATGGGGGTGTACCCCAGCATGTCGGCTATGCCGAGGACGCTCTGACGACGCTGGGCAGTGGCCAGGAACGGCTCGGCAGCGACCCGGTCGAGGTAGTAGTTGGTCACGTCTCCGACGTAAGCAAACAGTTCTAACAACAAAGTTCCGAAGTCGGTTGTCTCGCCCACGGTGACCCACTCGGGCATGAACCCCCGGGCGGCGCTCACCAGGAAGGAGACGAGAGAGTCGTAGTCCCTGTTCGTGTAGTCCATCTCGATGGGTGCGGTCATACCGAGGACTCCTCGCTCAGGAAGTTGGCGACCGGGATGCGCAGAGAGCGAGCCTCATCGAAGGCCCCGGCCGAGTAACTGACGTCCACGAAGAGCCTGCCTGGCTGGAGAGGGTCCGCAGAGAACCTGACGTCCCGCAGGTTCACCCGGGGAGCGAAGGTGGTGATCCGCTCAGACACTTGCTGGGCTGCATCAGCCTGCACCAACACGTCAGTGGGATCGAAGAGGGCCGCTTCCATGTTGGCGCCGTAGGTGGGGTGCATGACCCGCTCGTTCTCGTTGGTCATCAGCACGTCGATCAACTGCCCACGGATGACCTCCGGGTACGTTGTTACAACAGAGACGTGCCCGTAGATGTCGATCTGGAAGGGGAATCTGAGCGCCTGCATGTCACCTCCAGTTCGAGATCCACTGTCCAGCGCCCGACGAGCGCAGAGTGGGCGGGCCACGCTTGTCACTCAGCCAGAACGGCCGGTACTGATACCAGTTCATGCCCCGCTCAGCCTGCCGACCCACGGTCAGCACGGTGTAGAAGCGCTTGTTGAGGCCGATGTCGTGCTGCACCCCACTGACGTACCACAGACCGTCGTAGGTCGGGGACATGGTTTGCCCCCGCTTCGAGGAGATCTGCACCACGGTGCCAGGAGAGGCGGTGGCGTCCCCCTCGATGCGAACCTCGGCCTGCTGGGGCCACGGTGGGTTGTAGAAGCCCTGCTGGATGATCTCGGCCTCTTGTTGTGATGACGCAGGCATGTCGGTGGCGAAGCGGCCCACCAGTGCCGACCCCCAGGTGTTCTTCATGACCGAGGGCTGAGCCGTGAGCCTGGCCAGCGGCGGGGTCAGCACCACGGCCGACTTCCCGGCCAGGTAGGCGGTGGTGGGCGTGCGGTAGGCCGGGTCCTGGACACCGACGCTGATGGGCACGTACTCGACCACGGCGCCCGACCCGAAGTTGCCCGTCTCGGAGGCCGAGAAGTCCGGGTCCATGCTCCCGCTCAGGAGCTTGCGCACCGGGAGCATGCGGTAGGCGATGTCCCGGTAGTCGATGAGGCGCACGACACCCTGGTCGTAGAGGATGCGAGCAGCCAGGCGGTTCGCCATGGCCAGCAACATCTCCCAGTCCGACTCCGAGGTCTGGGCCAGAGAGCGCCACACCATCGTGTCGTTGCGGAACTCGTCGGAGAAGCCCAGGTTGGCCTCGCTCACGATGCGCTGCATCATCTGCGTCAATGTCAATGACGTGAAGAAGCGGGGGACGTTGCCCTTCAACACCATCGAGGCCCCGTAGCAGAAGATCTCCTGCACGGTGACAGTCTGGTTACCCACCAACCGCTTCTGCGGCATCACGCTGTTGACATAACCCTGGAAGGTGCTCTTGTTGCCGGGAGTGCCGTAGGCGAACTCGATGCGCTGGTTCGGTAGCTGATCGAAGTCCGTGGCACGAGTGCCGGTGACCACGAAGATGCTGGCGGTGTCGTGCTCATCCTCCTTGCGGGTGAGCGTGCCGTGCGTGGGAGTGACCAGGATGGAACGCTCGTTCACCCGGATGTCCCCGATGACGGTGGTCGGGCTGCGAGCAGGCTGGACCAGCGAGGGGGAGGTAGTCACGACGGCACCCGCACGGACTGGCCAGGGCGGGCGTCCCAAGGGTGGAACACCTGCGGGTTGGCATCAGCGATCACCCACCACCGCCGAGGGTCGGCGTAGGCGGTGAAAGCGAACAGGCTCATGTCGTCCGTCTCCTTCACCAGCGCCACGGAGTAGGGGCTGGTGAGGTAGGTGACGGTGTTGAGGAACACCGTGAGCTTGTTGCCCCGGCCCACGTCAGGGTCCTTGGTGGTGACCCACAAGGCCTCGCCCTGGGTGTAGCGGGAGGCAGCGGTGATCATCAGAACCGCCCAGCCAGAGAGATCGTGGACCGGGCCATCACCATCTGCGGCGCCGGGTTGCTCGGGGCAGCCTTCTGCTCGGCTGGCTTCACCAGCGGGATGGGCTGCGCCCGGATGAGGTGCGTGTACGGCTTCATGCTGTTGCCGTCGCCGTTGACGATGTGGTCCAGGGTGTAGGTGTCCAGGTGGACCTTGTTGTTGGGCGGCTTCGAGGTGTTGGTATGCAAGATCTCGTAGGTCTTACCTGCCTCGATGACCGCATGGATGAAAGCGATGTGTCCGTTGGGGCCGGTACCGGAGCGCAGGATGCAGTCCCCGGGCCGGATCTGACTGGTCAGCACGGTGAACACAGCGCTGGTGGAGCTTCCGTTGTTCTGAGCACGCATCATCTCGTTGCTGAACCAGTACACGTACCAGGCGCTGGGGTTGTTCTTGATCGCTGTCTCGAACCCGTTGGTGTCAGAACAAGGGTCGATGCCCAGTGTGGGACCCCACCCGATCACGCAGAAACACCGGGCCACGAAGCTGGAGCAGTCGAAGGCCAGCGGGATGTTGGAGTCCGGCTTGTCGTAGCTGTCCGCTCCAGCGTTCGCACACCGGGTCGCCCCGGCCTCGTAGTTGACCTTGCCGATCCAGTGCTCACCCCAGGACATGGCGTCCCTGGCCCCCTGGATGTTGAGCCGGTCCTTCTCGTCCTGGCTCTTGGCCGTCACCGTCGTGGGGTCCACTGCTCCCAGAGGCCCCGCCTGGTATGCCGCTGCTGAAGCTGAAGAGGACACCGCTGCCTGGTCCGAGGCCTTCAACTGGTTCAGGCTGCCGAAGGCGTAGAGCCGCATCTTCAAGTCCAGCGTCATACGAGTAGGCGTCATGCGGTGCGAGAACTTCTCGAAGGTGGCCCGCACGTCGATGATGTTGCCGAAGTAGACGATGTAGGGCGAGAAGATGACGGCGATCTTGATGCCGGGGTTGAAGATCAGGCTCTTGCTGGACGGGCCTCCCGCCACCGTCCCACCAGCGTCGTCCAGCGCCTTCAACGCCTCCTTGGTCATCTGTCCGGCTGGGGAGCCACCTCTCGACAGCAGGTCGAACACCGCCAGGTCCACCAGACAGCCAGGGTGGTTCGGGAAGCGGTTCACCTCCTCCTGCCGGTCGAAGACCAGAGAGAAGCCCACCTCCGTCTTCAAGTACGGCTGCGTGTCCTCATTGTTCACCGGCCCGTTGGCCTGGTTGGTGAGGTTGAGGAACTGCTGGATGTCCTCCAGCGCTGCGTACGTGCGCTCGATGAACTGGGGGTTCCACATGAAGAAGAGCCGGGCCTTGTAGCTCTTCGACGGGTCCGAGGCGTTGTCAGTACTCGCCGGGTTGGTGTCGAAGCGGCGCATGTAGCCCCGCAGGATGCGGTGCGGGATGGCCGGGTTGCTGCTGTTGGCCATGTGCCCCGGAACCCGGGCGCTGGTGCTCCCCACGCCGATGAAGGGCGGGTTCTGCAACTCCTTCTGGGCTGCGTCGGCAGTGACACCACCTGTCCAGTCCATGCGCTCGTAGAGCGCCACCTCCCCGAACGTCTCCTTCTCACTGGGAGCCTGGAAGGGGTTGTAGCCCGGGGTACCCGTCCAGCCGTAGGGCGGTGCCCCTCCGATGTTGTAGCTCGGGCTGCGATCACTCCCCGAACCGATGTCGGAATCAACGCTCATCGTGTGGCCCCTACTGCTCGACGGACTACGGACTCGATCTTGGGTGCTAGTTGCCGGGCCAGGCCGTCAAGGTCCATGGCCCCGCCGCCACCGCCCGAAGCCGAGATGTTGAAGGTGGCATTGAAGACGACCGGCGAGTGCGTCACGCTGGTGGAACCGCCATTGCCACTAGCGCCGCCCGAGGGATCGCCGTAGCCACTGGGCCAGAGGCTCTGAGCCATCGAACGGGCGGCGCCGATGGCATCGTCGCTCACGTTGTACGTGTTCGACATGCCCTTGTACCCGCCCCACGGCCGCAGCGTGTTACCGGAGCGCTTGTACATCTCGAAAGCGACTCGGGCGGCGGTGGCGGGATCGGTCAACTGGTTGGGGTCGTCAGAGCCGGTGACCGCCTTCAAGGTGGCCCCGTTGGCGCCGGGGGCCACGTTGATCTGCCACAGGCCCCAGGAGTCGTCTCCAGTGTTGGGGTTCAGGTTGTGCGCACCAGGGACGTAGCTGGACTCCCGGGAGGGGATGGCCATCATGTTGACCAGGTCGTCACCCCGGAAGCCTGCGGAGTACAGGGCCTTGCCCACCACGTCGAGGCCCACAGCATCCGGAGAGCCACCGGCAGCAGCGGCCATGGACGGTGCTGTGACAGCAGCCGCACTGGAGCCACCTGCACCCTGCTTTGCTGACGCCGAGGCCACCAGGAAAGCGTTGTGCTGGGCTGATGTCTCGGCTGACCACTGCTGGAAAGACTCAGCGTCTCCGACTCCGCTCAGGGTGCCCGCCACCTGCACGTGCCACGGCTCACCCAGGTGCCCAGCGGTGTCAAGGCCGAAGCGCTTGGCGTTCTTGGCCAGCCACCCGTACTGCGAGGCCGGGCCGATGTCGGCAGCGTTGCCCTTGGTGTGCTGACCCCGGCCAGGGCGGGCCACGTTGGGGTTCCCGGACTCGTAGAGCCGCTTCTGCTGCATACTCGTGCGATAGCCCGAGTTGACCCGCAGAGCCGGGTTCGCCGCCATCATGGTGTTGACCCGCTTGCGCACGTCCGGGTTCATCTGGGACGTGCCGTTGTCGCCCGGATCACCGATGCCGAAGAAGCCCGCCGCCCCGCCGACGAGGCCTCCGATGGCTCCACCGATGACCGTGCCGCCGCCTGGCTCGATGAGCGTGCCGATGGTGGCGCCGATGCCAGCGCCCTTCACCGCCCCGCCGAGGGCGTTACCGGCGTTGCCCGCCAAAGGGCCAGCCTTGCCGATGCCCTTGTAGACGCCGTTCATGGTGTCATCCAGCTTCTCCAGGGCGGTGATGAGGCCCCTGGCAGCGCTCTGGAAGTCCATGTACGACTGGTACTGGGCGTTGCCCATATTGGCTTCCTTCTGGGCGTTCCTCGTCTCCGTCTCCTGCATACTCGTAGCGAGGCTCTTGCCCCCGGGCCGGACCTGGTTGATGTCTCGGGCGGGATCGAAGGTCTTCTTGCCGGTGACGTCGTAGGTGGCCTGGCCGATGGCCCAGTCGAACCACACCTGGATCATGTCGTCGGCCCAGCCGGTCTGGGCCAACCAGGAGTAGAGATTCGAGCCAGGCATCCGCTGGGCGATGATCTGGTCCTTGTTGTAGGGCACCCCGTTGTGGGCCTGGCGCACGATGGAGTCCAGCAGGGCCTTGAAGATGTCCTTCTGCGCCCTCGGCGCTCCACCTGGACCAGTGGGAGTGAGGGCATTGCCGAAGACCATCCGGGCCTGGTTGATGCCCTGCACGTTCCGGGACTGAGCCGTGAGCATCCCACCGGCCTGCTGGGCTGACATGCCGGGGTTGAGAGCCTGGAGGCCCTGGATGTTCGCTGCTGCCTGCTGGCCTCGGGCACCAGCCAGGCCGGTGCCGCCGTAAACGTTACCGATCTGAGCTTGTTGTAACAACGTCTGGCCGATGCCGGGCAGATCCCCGTAGAAGGGGGCGTTGCGGGAGATCGCTCCCATCTGGTTCCGGGAAGACACACCACTCGACAGGGCGATCATGCTGCCCGAGGTGTCGAAGGCGCCGGTCGTGGCCATGTTGCCGGTGAAGCGCCCCATGGCCAACTGCGTGCCCTGCTGGATGGCGCTGCCGATGATGTTGGTGATGGCAGCGAGCGGGCTACCGCCACCGCCGCTCAGCGCAGAGAGGCCACCCTTCATACCGCCGCCACCCATGAAGCCCTGGACGAAGCTGCCTGCCATGCCGCCCGTGGTGGGCGTCTGGGCCATCGGGGACATGGTGGAGACGGACGACGAGGCGGGCATGAGGCTGGTGGCCGGGGTGCCGAAGCCCGCCCCCTTGGCGTTGCCCAGGTTGGTCTTCATGGCGACCAACTCACGGTTGATGCGAGCTAGTTCGTCAGCGAACTTCTTGGGCGCTGTGGACAGCCGGTTGAACTCCTCACGGAGCCTGCCCAGCCCTGTTGTGATGTCACCGATCTCACGCCGGAACTGCTGGAGGCCCGGGATGTCGAACTTCAACGAGGCCTGAGCGGAGCCGCCACCGAAGGCACGGAGGGCACGAGAGAACCGACCCCCACCGCCGCCGCCACGGCCGGAGTTGAAGTCGAATGTCCCCCCTCCGTACGGCTCGCTGCCGTCAGCCATTCCGGTCAATCCTCCACTTGATCAGAGCGACCCAGAACTCTCGCTCCCTGGCGGGCATCCGCTTGATCTCGGTCAGGTTCCACCCCGGGTAGTGCTTGGCGATCCCGTCGTAGTGGACGTACAACATCGCCAGGTTGGGGCTATAGAAGGTCGGCCCAGGTCGGCGTGAACAGACTTTCGGCGCCACACGTCGCACAGGGCAGCTTCACCTCCTCGAAGTACGGCCCCGGCTGCTTGGTCAGCAGGGCGTCCAGCAGGTTGCGCCGATCGAGAGCGCCGAGGTCCCGGGAGTAGTGCATGGGGTCCACCAGCGGCTTGCCGTTGACTGTGTTGATAACACGGCTGAGCAGGACGGTGTTCTGCTCGGGCAGGGTGGCCCGAGGGTTCTGTGCGGACGCCGCCTGGTCAGCACCGTTCACCAGGCGGTACCGGATGTTGTCCCCGTTGCGGCAGGTGAACTCGTAGTCCATGGCGAAGGGATCGTCCATGGTCCGGATGGGGACGTCCTCCTTGATCGAGAAGGAGACATCGTTGATGGCGTCACAGGTGGGGCACTTCACCGGCACCGTGCGCTGGTCGCCGTAGGTCACCCGGAGGATGTTCAGGAACAGCAGTTCCTTCTCGCCCACCAGGAGGCTGTCGATGAGGGCCATGCGCTCGGGCACG